GAGCCAGGATTTGTATTTGGTAATCATCCATGGCAATTATATAACCCTTGCTTTGAGATTGGGTTCGTACCAGTTACGGAAGATGGTGTATGTGGTGTTCAGTTTTGTAATTTAACATCTATTAATGGAGCCAAAATTGATACTAAAGCTAAGTTTTTAGAAGCAGTTAAAGCAGCTACTATTATTGGTACCCTACAAGCAGCATATTCTGACTTTACGTACCTCAGACCTGCGTCTAAGCAATTAACTGAAGGGGAAGCATTGCTAGGTGTATCTATTACTGGAATGATGGATAACCCTAAAATATTATTAAACCCAGATTATCAAAGAGAAGGAGCTGATTACGCTGTTAAGATTAATAAGTCATGGGCTAAGAAGTTAAATATCAATCAAGCCGCTCGAATTACTTGTATTAAGCCAGAAGGAACATCTTCATTAGTATTAGGTAGCGCTTCAGGAATTCATCCTCACCACAGTAGAAAGTATTTTAGACGTATTCAGTGTAATAAACTCGATCCCGTTTATAACCACTTTAAGAAAAGCAATCCACATATGTGTGAGGAGAGTGTGTGGTCTGCTAATAAGACGGATGATGTAACTACATTCCCTATTGAGATTTCGGAAAAGGCTTTAGTTAAAGATGACTTAACAGCCTTACAACATTTAAAGTATATTAAATCAACTCAACAAAATTGGGTTATACCAGGTACTACGGATGCTAATACTAAAAATGTAGAGCATAATGTTAGTTGTACAGCTGTAGTTAAAGATGATGAATGGGATAGAGTATTTAAATTCTTGTATGATAATAAGAAGTACTTTGGTGCGGTATCATTGCTTCCTAAAACTGGGGATAAGTTATATGAGCAGGCGCCTTTAGAATCAGTAATTGATGAAAAGGATGAACAAAAGTGGGAGTCTATTGTTAAACAGTATACCTCAGTAAATTATAAGTCTTTAAAAGAGGAAGAAGATACAACTGAAGTACAAGATACAGTTGCGTGTGGAGGGGGTGCATGTGAAATACCTAATTTACAAGAAGTTAAGGTACATGTTCCAGAACCAGAAGCTGAACCAGGTTAAGGTTTCGTCTTTCCACTACCATTAAATCTAGTAAGATCTAATTGACATAATGGTTTTTCAATCTTAAGCTTACCTAACCATTCATTTTGAACAACTAGCTTGCTACCACCGATAACCTTACCGTCATGAACGTCGTAGATAAAAAAGACTGTCTTAGTAATACCTACTCGAATAATTCGACCTGGTTTTCCATCGACATATACAACATCATCGGTTTTATAATCGTTTCCGCAAAATACAAATATGCCTGCTGCGAATTTTTTAATGCTAGATTGAAATATCATTAACGCTACACCAGCTATAAACATCCATCCATACTGTCCGATGAAGTGTTCTAATGCTTTTTCTAGTTCTCCGGGTTGAAGAAGTGCTGACTCCATATAATTATTTAATTATGTCGGATATAAATACTTAAACATGAAAAAGGTATTTAATTTTATTAAAACATATAAAAAGGAGCTTGGCGGTTTACTTCGCCACGCCGCTACTATTGCTGGTGGTGTATTAATTGCAAAAGGCTCCTTAGATTCTGAGACTTTTCATATGATTTTAGGCGCTACTGCTAGCATTGCTGGCACAGGTTGGTCTTTTGCTAACAAGATAAGTCATAAGCAAGAAGTGAAGACTGCTTTTGCTACAGACCCTGTTACTGGTGATGTTACTCGTCATTTTAATGAAGAGACTAAGGCATGGGAAGAAAAACCAGAACCCAAACCTAAGAAGAAGAAAAAGAGCTAATTAATAAATAGCAAAACATCTCTGGATACATAAATATTTATGTGGCTGTGACTTCACCAGGGTATTTGTATATTATTACTAATAAATCTTGGCCTGGATGGTTGAAAGTTGGAACCACTCGTAACTTAAAAACTCGTTTGCAAACATATCAAACGAGTTCTCCCTTTAGAGATTACGAGGTTATATATTCTATAAAACATCCAGAATATCTTCAAGCTGAACAGAATATAAAGAAACAAATGAAATATTTTGCTAAGCAAATAAAAAATGAATGGTATGAAGTTGATTTACACGTGGCAAAGGTTAGACTATTAGAACAATTAGATAATTATTTTTATGGTGAATGTGATAAAGAAGAAGAATACCATCAAGTATTTATTACTAATGCTGTATAAATAATTTAAATGACCTTTAAACAACTATCAGACTGTAATGACGTTTTCTTGCGAGAAGGTCCGTGGTCTAGTAGAGCTGCTGCTTTAGGTTTGGGTGCCGCCAGTTTATTTGGCGGTCCCGGCGAAGTACAAGCCAAAATGCCTACCCCAATAACTCATACTATAAAACAAGACCAATCAATGTATGATTATATTGTTCAGAGTGAAGGTAAAGGTAAAGAAGGTCGCCCGGGATATGCGTACAGAGACCATAAAGGTTACTTAACCGTTGGGGTAGGCCATTTAATTACTAAAAACGATCCTGTGCTCAGACAAGTTACAGGTCAGTATTATAATGCTGTTGTATCTGGTCGTATGCCGTTGAACGATAATCAAATGAAACAATTGTTCAATATCGATGTACAATCTAAAATTGCTTTAGCTCGTAGAAATATTAGAGGATATGATAAATTGCCTTCATATGTTCAAAATGCAGTAGTAGATGGTTTCTTTAGAGGTGATTTATCTGGTAGTCCAGATACATTAGGATTAATGAATCAAGGTAATTGGTCAGCTGCGGCAACGGAGTATTTAGATAACGACGAGTATCGTACATCTAAAAAAGAGGGTACAGGTGTGGCTCCTAGGATGGAACGTAATGCTAGTATCTTTGCTGCTTATGGAAGAGGCGCCGATGCTGACCCTCGCCAGCGCTGGACATCATCAGGAACACCTACTAATACGTATACTGTAAAGGCAGGAGATACATTAAGTAAGATTGCTCGTGATAATAATGTAAGTATACAGGATCTTATGAGAAAAAATAATATCTCTGACCCGAATAAGATCAGTATAGGTCAGCAATTATACATATAACATTTGATTAAATAATTAAATAATGCCAGCAACGCTCGACAGGTGTGTTAAGAAAGTACAAAAGCAAGGAAAAAGTAAATCCTCTGCATATGCTATTTGTTCTAAAAGTACTGGCTGGAAAGTTGGCAAGGGTAGTACTAAAAGAAAAAAGAAATGGAAAAAGGAATCATTTAAACAATATTTTGAACAAACAAATTATTATAATGATACATTACACCCTGAGTTTTGGACTGATGATAATTTTAATGAAGAAGTATTAAATTCTATAATTGAAATTGTAGAAGATTTTATAAAAGACGATGATCACATTACTCCTGAAATGATTGATGATATTCAATTAACAGGATCATTAGCTAATTTTAATTACTCTCAGCATTCAGATCTTGACATACATATACTATTAGATTTTGCTAAAATAAATGAAGACGAGAGTATAGTAAAGAGAGCATTAGACGGTAAAAGATTTATATGGAATTTAACACACAATATTGAATTTAATAATCATGAAGTTGAATTATATTTTCAGGATATTCATGAACCTCATGTGGCTTCCGGTTTATTTAGTATACAAGATAATAGATGGATTAAAAAACCTGTTCACGATCCCCCGGAGATAGATCAGCGCGATGTTGAAAAGAAGGCAGAACAGTTCCGTACAGAAGTAGAACTAATAAAGGAAGCTCTAAATGAGATTGATGAGAAAGATGATCTTGTATTAATTAATAACCGCGCTAAAAAATTAAAAAACAAGTTAATGAGAATGCGTAGAGAGGGTCTTGCTGGTAAAGGAGAATATTCTGTAGAAAATTTAGCCTTTAAATCTTTACGCAACGATGATACAATAGCTGAATTAAATGGCTTGATTATTAAGTCGTATGATCTTATGTTTGGCGAAGACACTGTTGTTGAGAAAAAGAAAAAGAAAAAGAAAAAGAAAAAAGGACTAAAGGATTGGATGTTAAGTATAGTGCATGCATTATTTTCTAAAGATCCATCTCACATGCCTAAACCACAAAGGTACCCTGCAGGAATATGAAATCGTTTAAATATTTTTTTGAAGATAATGAGGACTCTGAGCACTATTTAAGAGTTGATGATAAACCATTTAAGAAATCTATACCTATAAGTGATGATGATTATAAAGAGATAAAACATTTATTAGCCGACCGTGGTAGTATAGATGAGCTAATTACAAAGATAGGCGAACAGTCTAATTTAAAACCAGACCGAGTAAAAGATCTTCTCAAAATTCTCTTATCTCAATCTAACACTGATACTGTTATAGAATACTTACACAATAGAGAAGATATTGGAGTAACTAAAGATGAGTTAGTATCATCAGGTAATATATTTACCGCTTTTGGTGAGGTAGGATTCGAAGAAGATACGATTAAGGATTTATATAATAAACAATTCTCCGAACAGCCAGTTATGGGTAGAGGAGAAATGTTAATGGCTGTTCTTTTAAAAGGATGTACGAAACCACCTAAAGGAGATATTCTTATAGATGGTGAATTATATGATGTAAAAGGAAAGAGTGCTCGTCTGAGAGGACAGACTGGATATGGTGATGGTGCATCGGCTAGTATTTATTGGTCTACTGAGTTCACAAAATTGAGCAATGAAAATGATTTAAACTTAGATGTACCGGAAGGTGGTACTAATGACTTTAATATTTTAATAAACAGCCCCGGTTACGCAATAAGGACTGGTTTTGAATTATTAAACAATAATATTATTACTGCAGAATATTTTGGTACTTTGATTAAAAATGGTCTTAAGTCTGTATTTTCTCGAATGGAAGATTTTGAATTAACATTTGTTGATGATCTAATTAATGAAGGATTTGAGGCAGGTTATAAGAGGTTTATTACTAATTATAAGATAGCATTACTTCATTACTATTTAAGACTTGAAAGGATGGAAAATACTGGGCTACTTATTTTTAATGAACCACAAGGTAATGTAGCACATATCAATAGTTCTACTTCTCCTGACGAGGTTTTTAGACAAGTCGGTATTGGTTTACCAGGTTTTGGAGCTAAAGCTGGTCCACAGGGTAGTGCTGCATCGATCACAACAAAAACAAAAATTAAATAATGGCAGTATTAGGATTATATGATACAACGGTAATGGGATATAGAGTGAAAGTTCAGCCTTATGTTATCGGTATTTTTGATGATGATGATATGATCGTAGGGGAAAGAATTCCTAATAAGATTGTACGGTATCTAATTGAAGAAGGTTTTTGTGATACTTGGTTAAAGGACGATATTGGAATTAGAGTAAATATTTACAGACAAGGCAATGCTGACTTATAAAAAATATTTTCCGTTATATGAATCCGCTGGGCCAAATAAACATTTGACTCACTTAGAGGAGCTTATTCTCACTGACGAAAAGGATGGCGCAGTTAGAGCTATTAATTATCTTGAAGCACTTACAGAGATATTAGATAGTAATACACCACGTTCTGTTAACGCGACAGTAAAGTACGATGGAGCACCAGCTGTAATATTAGGAGTAGATCCAGCTGGTAGGTTTTTTGTCGGTAGTAAGTCTGTATTTAATAAAGTACCTAAAGTTAATTATTCAGTTAATGATATTAAAGTAAATCATGCTGAAGCTCCGGGTCTAGTTGATAAGTTGGTACAAACATTCACACACTTTAAAAATTTAAGTTTTGATTCTGCATATCAAGGAGACTTCTTATTTGATGACGATATAAAAGAGGTCATTGACATTGAAGGGGTACCGCACATAACATTTAAACCTAATACTATAGTATATGCTGTACCGGTTGATAGTGAAGAAGGTCAAAAAATATTAAACTCACAAATCGGTGTTGTATTTCATACCGAATATGACGTTACATTTGATCAAGAAAATTATGTCAGATTTTCTACTAAAAAATTTGGTGTTGATGTTACGAATTTAGATCCAGGCCCTAATGTATATGTTAAAGATGCTTATTTTGAAAATGACGCTGGACATATTACATTAACAGATGATGAAACTAATACTATTAATTCATTAATACAATCTGCTAAACAACATTTATCACAAATAGATTTTAATAAAGTCACTGAAAAACTATTGTCTAGTTTAAACACATATATCAATACTGAGATAAGAATTGGTGATTTTTTAAGCAATACTGAATCTTCTTTTAGTCAATTTGTACAGTGGTTTACAAATAAAATAGACAAACAAATAGATAAATTAAAAAGTGATTCTGGTAAAGCGAAAGCTACTCAAAATAAAGAACAATTGTTAGCTTTAATACAAGATGCATCAACAGATATATACAGTGTATTTGAGTTTCAAAAAGCAGTAAAACAATGTAAAGATGTTTTTATACAAAAGTATAATAATATGATGCGTGGAGTTAATATGAAGAACTATTTGTTTGCCGACAATGGAGATTTAGTAGTAACAGATCCTGAAGGGTATGTTGCTATTGACGCCACTGGAAACGCTGTTAAGTTTGTTGATCGTTTAGAGTTTAGTAGAGCTAATTTTGCTATTGATAAGGATAGTAAATTCAAAAAGAATTAGTTGTTTCCTAAATTATTTCTGTAAATACTTTAGCGAGAATGACTATTGTATTCAACCTATTCGAAAACATTTACAGTTCTGAGTTCTTAAAATCATGGATAACATTAACTACATACTTAAATCAAACTGGTATACGTTATCATATTTCTCAGCACAATAGTTGTAATGCTTTTTATGCAAAGCAAATGTGTCTCGGTGGTAATGTATTATCTGGACCTTCTCAATCACCGTATCAAGAAACAATTAAATATGATAGGTTAGTTTTTTTAAGTAATAAAATTACTTTTACACCTGCACAGTTTGTTAAATTATATAATAAATCTTCTGAGCATAAATTTATATCTGGAAAGGCGGATGGTAGGTATAAGGTTCTTGAAGAAGACGATAATTACATTAAAGCGGATTATTTAGATTTTGATTTTGTTATTATACAAAAAGGAGTATTTGAAGAATTAGAATACCCTTGGTTCCGTCCGCACGTAAGTACAACAGAAGCTGAACAACAGTTTGTTGATATAGATATCTGTCGGCGCTTAAGAAGACGAAATTTAGATCTATTAATAGATAAAGCAGTCGACTTGCAGGGAGGTAATTTTAATTTTATAAAAACAGATGAATAAGACTATAATTATATGTTGCCCAGGTGATTGTTTTTCAGGAAAATTTATTAATTGTTTAACTCAATTAATTAAACATTTAAACAATCAGGGCTTCAAGGTGTACTTTTGTAGTGCCTATTCACGTAATATATACGAAGTGCGCAATAAGTGTATGTTAGGTTCTCCAATTAAAGGCACTAATCAATTACCGTTCGATGGACGACAATATGACTATGTGTTATGGATAGATAGTGATATTGTTTTTACAAACACAGATTTTGATTTATTATATAAAGAGGATATGGATGTAATATCAGGTCTTTATATTATGGCAAACGATAAAGACTTTGCCGCTGTAGAAACTTGGGATGAAGATCATTTTCAAAATCATGGAACCTTTGAGTTTTTAGCTAAAGAAAATGTGCGTTCAAGATATATGCCATTTAAAGTAGAGTATGTTGGTTTCGGTTTTATTTTATTTAAACAAGGCATATTTGAACAATTACAATACCCTTGGTTCGAACCAACATATTTACAAATTCAAACATCGCAAGATTTTTCCATGGAAGATGTTACATTATGTCTTAAATTAAAGAAAAAAGATATTGATATATATGTACACCCTAATGTTGTTGTAGGGCATGAAAAATCAGTTGAATTGCGACTATGATATTTGATTTAAGCGAAACACCGGAAGAATTTTGGTATAATAATCTCGAGAAATATAAACAAAGAGAAGCAGACGAGTCTTTCCCACAAAATTTAACTGTTAAATCTCTATTGAAGATTCGTAAGACCGAAGTAGCTATATTTAAAGGTCATTTAAAAACTGAGTCTGCCTCAGATATGTTATTAATAGTATACCCTACAGCTAATACTGGTATAAAAAATTTTATAGGTATTGGAGTATCTGATCGTGAGTATTTATTAGATTCTAATATTCAAATATACCCACTAGCTCATACAAAGACTATGACTGATGATTTTATGTTTGATTTATTAGTCAAAGGTCATGGGTGGCTTATTAAAGATTACGGAGATCTATCCAGTTACTAATAGACCGTATACGCGGTTAAAATTTTTTTGCAAAAACTGTGCAAAAACGTCTTAAAGGGATTTATAAATGTTACTCTCTTCGAATTCCTTTATAAATGTATGAATATTGAATCTATTTTTATTTAACTTTTTGAGATACTCATATGTGTCTTTTATTAATTGCGTATCATTAATTTTTCTGTTAGCTGATTCTAAAGTATTATAATAAAAGGGATAATCATCTCCTAGATATTCTACAACAGCTGGATGACAGTTAATTAATAGTGGAATATTTCTAGATATACAATCCGTAACACCGTTGTTTGCACTAGTATCTAGAAGATCGAGAAACCCGCATGTGGTAGTCATATACTTATCAAACTCTTTATTCTCTAAGTGACGATGTACAATCACATTACCTCTTGTTTTTTCTCCAGTGAATGTACATTTAAGATTAAAGGTCTCTAATTGTTTTTGATACGTTTGGTGAGCGTATGGTAATCTCCCTAATAGTACATTTTTAGTCATTTTAGTGTCCAATAACCAGAAACTTTCAAAATTACGTAACCAGTAACCTATGCAAGTTAATTGAGGATCCTCTAAAAAAGCTTCTAAATTAAATTCCTCAACATCTAAAGGCGTCGGGTGTATTAGAGTCTCTATAGGGATATGATCGAAACCATATTGTATAAATAAATGCCTCATAGATTCTTCTAGATCACTAGATAAAGTGAACATGCCTCTACAGTTTTTAAGTGCTAATAAAAATGGTAATCGAGCACACATATTAACCGGTGACTGTTTAATGTCAAATGGTTTAGGTATTATCATAGGGTTATGAATGATACCAATCCAATCTCGTTTATGGTGAGGTAATACTAGAGCTTTATCGTTGTTAAACGTATAGTCCCAATCGAACGTTCGTTCGACAAATTCATCTATAAGAATATCAGCTTTCGGATCATGGAATTTATTTATAAGGCTTTTTGTTACCCAGTTCCATCCAGCACGATGTATCTCTTCTTTAAATGTTTTTTCTCGTACGAAATTTAATTTTGTCATATTGCATTATGTGATGCTCATGATAAACTTATTTAGTGATTCATTCTGATTTACTCAACTCGTTAAATAATGAGGAAAAAGTAATTTTATTAGCTTGTATACAACATGCAACTAAAAAAGATTATAGGTATGAAGATTTGCAGTATATACGTAAACCATTCTTTAAGCGCGTCTTAAAGAAATACTATAATAAAGTTAAACCTAATCAAAAAGAATCGTACAAGATAATGGTGGATAAAATAAACCCATTACTTAAATTATTCTAGATGTCTCTGAAATTTTTTTCAATTTTAGTGTTCATATTCTCTATTGGCTGCTCGACTTCACCAGTGAAATATGACAAGCCCGTTAAAGTTGATGATTATAAAAATTTTGTTCGATTAAAAGAAGAAAAAGAGAACCCGGTTTCAGAAAAGCCTATCAGTCAAAAAATTAAAGAAAAATTCACTTTAAAATCAAAACCTAACACAATAAAAGTAGATAAGGTTGAGACAAATAAAGTAGAGATTAAAAAATCCACTCCTCTTTCTCCTTCTAAACGCAGTCCGCTTAAGCGTAGGATAAGACAAACAACCACTAATACTATCACTTCTTCAGAACCGAAGCTACTACCTATGGCACCGCGGGTTGAATCTGAACCACCGCGGGATCTTAGTAAAAGTATTATGTTGTATTTCATATATCTGCAAGCATTCATTATTTTAATTTTCGCTTTTATGATTTTACGACGTCGCAAAAAAGTAAAAGAAGATATACCAGAAAAAACTGGCGAGTTGAACTTATAACCTAAATATATTAATAACAATAATATATGACCTATCAAGACTTGTTAGACCAATTGAAAGATATTCCAGAGGAGTATTTAGATCAAGACATAGAAGTAGCTGGTGATTGTGTAGTTGAAGAATATTATGATGTTGAGTTTAAGTACGATAAAGATGATGGTACGATCGAAATTCTTCTAGTGTGACTTGCCTTTTTATTTAGCGAAGCTATTCTTTTGTCATGGAAACTTCGTCGATTATTTCCTTTCCGTCAGATAAATTAATTGATTTTGTTAATTTTATCAATGAATGTTGCGCTGTTATTGAACACGATCAAGTTAGTGAGTGGATTATGCTCCCTCACGGTTTTTTAAATAAAAAAACCCCGTTAGAATGGTTTACAGAATTTGGTCCAGAAAAAATATACAGGTTACTTTATTTTATTGAAAAGGATGAAGCAGATTTAATAGATTAATATGTTAACACGAGCTGAAGCGTCAAAATTGTTGTTTAAGCGAGGATGGCGTCCGGGTTTATATCCTGGTGTATGGAAGGACCCGGTTAACAAATCACTCGTAGTATGGTTCGTGGCACTTCAGCGAGAAGGTATTAAATTTAATAGAAGAGATAAACCCTGGAAGACCAACCAGTTACAATTTAAATTTACATATGGAAACATTACATAAAACATGGTTCGTAGATATTGATGGTACAATATTTTACCACCTTTATAATGATAGTATTGATGATCTTATAGAAAAATATGGAGAATCAAGTCACTTGCATGAAAAGCCTATTAAAAATGCGATAGATTTTTTTAAAAGTCGTCCAACAAAGGATAGGATTATTATTACTACTGCGAGAGAAGGTAAGCATAAGGAACACACATTACGAGCATTAAATCATTATAATATGCGGTATGATCAGTGTCTGTTTGATTTAGCAGCTGGACCTAGAGTTGTTGTTAATGATATTAAACCACCGGGAGTAGCTGGGAATACAGAATCTATAACTACTGCTTATGCTGTTAATCTTAGTAGAGATAAGGGTATTAATTCTGATACTCAAATGATAGCTGGATATCATAAAAATGTAAATGAATAAAAAAGGTAAAAAAGATAAGTGTATTATATGTAAAAGAGAGACAAGATATGATGAATTTGATCATATTGATTTTCGATATTTTTACATTGAAGGTGCTGGACAATTATGTCCATGGTGTTATAATGAAACGTACGAAAAGAAAACGAAAATCAAAAACGTCTGGGACTAAAAACTACGATATTCTACCAGAAGATTGGTCTGATGATTATGGTATGGTTTGGTTCTGGTAATGGAGCCATTATCTAGAGAGTTTCTCCTCAGCCAAAAAAAATGTTGTGGATCAGGTTGTAAAAATTGTCCATACTTACCGCGACATAAACGAAATGCCGATGTGGTGGAATTGGTAGACACGGCAGACTTAAAATCTGCTTCCTGTAGTGGGAGTAACGGTTCGAGTCCGTTCATCGGTACCATTAAATAATTTTATGAATCGGGAAAAAGGAGAGAAATTAGATCTTATTGGTATTTTTGTAATATTTTTTTTGATAGTATGTTTAACAGGCTGTTCATATACGATTTATAAAGGACCTACTGAGCCTCATGTTCCAATTGTGGTTCCTTCTGATAAAGAATGAAAATATCTAAACAAGAATTACAAATTAAAGTTAACGAGCTATCAGAAAGAGGAGAGTGGAATTGTTGTTATAAGTTCCCACATGATATTTCTACAAGAAAAACTCATATTAACAGCCCGGGGTATAATTTAAATAAATGGAAACGTTTGAGTCCTATAATAAATGAAATAGATTTAAAAGATAAAACTTTAATAGATATAGGATGTGGAGATGGTTATTATGCCATCGAATGTGCTAAAATGGGTGCTAAATATGTGTTAGGTACAGATATAGATTCTCTTAGAATAAAAAGAGGTATATTAGCAAAAGAAGTCTTTAATTTGAGTAATATAGATTTTAAGTGTATTGATTTGTATAAAGATAAAATCGAAAAATTTACCGTTGGAATGGCGTTAGGACTCCTTCACCGAATACCTAATATAGATGAATGTTTAGAAAAGTTAGGAACTATTGCTGATATTTTAGTTTTAGAATTTAAATCTTATGATACTGAAAAAGAGGTTTGTTTACCTTTAAACTCTAAATCTAAATCCAACGAGTATAATAATCTATATTCTGTACCTTCTGTTAATTATGTTAAAAAGGTATTAAGGTGTTTTGGGTTTACATTATTTTCAGAATATAAAGATACAACGAGTAGTTTAAATTATAAACGACCTATTTTAGTTTGTAAGAGATGATAAGTCATGAGCATAAGTACATTTTCATCGAGATTCCCAAAACCGGTACGACAACAATATGTAGTGTTTTAAAACAACACGAAGCAGAGCAACCCTACAAGCATTTAGATCTTAAACAATATAAGGAGAGATATACTAAAGAGTATAATTCTTATTTTAAATTTTCTTTTGTCAGAAACCCGTGGGATAGAGTAGTATCATTATATAGTCGCAAAGGTGATGGTATTCAGAAAAGTATGTTTCGCCGCGGTCAACAGATCGGTCATGGGATGTCATTTGAACAGTTTGTAGATTGGATTGAATTATCAACTGACACATGTAGAAAACCGACTCCTAAAAAAAATATGGTAGATTTTTATATGGTAGACGGTTCAATAGATATTGATTTTGTAGGTAGACTTGAAAACATCCAAGAAGACTTTAATATAGTTTGCAATAAAATTGGAATTCCACGCCAACAATTACCACATATAAATAAATCAAAACACAAACACTACACTCGATACTATGACGATAAAACTAAACAAATTATTGCAGAGAAATTTGCAAAAGATATTGAGTATTTTGGGTATGAATTTGGAGAATGAAATATGAGTTGTCATAGTATACCAAACGTATTACATTTTATATTTGGCTTAGATGAGCAGACAGAGGATTTTCTGTTTGTATATTATCTATCAGTATATTCGGCTTATATAATAAACAAACCAGAAAAGATATATCTGTATTATCATTTTGGGTCAGGAGGAGAGTGGTGGGAGAGACTTAAAGAAATTCCAAGATTAGAGTTAGTAAAAGTTTCCTTACCAGAGTATATAGGGAAACATAAGATAACTAAAACAGCCCATCGTGCAGATAAGTTAAGGATGGATGTGTTGTTTGAGTATGGTGGGGTATATATGGATATAGATACTATATCTGTTAGACCATACAAGGATTTATTACAACATGACACAGTACTTGGATTAGAGGAACTACGTCATCACACTAACCTAGGGCCAAAGTCTATAGCTCGTTGGGGAGAATTACCAGTGATTAAAGGTATAGGTAATGCAGTAATGTTAACACGTCCAAAAAGTCAATTTTTTAAAGAGTGGATAGGTTTATATGAAAACGTATTTCATCCTAATGGTTGGTCTGAAGCTTCAGTTGAGTTACCTAAGCACTTAGCATATAAAGACTATAAAGAAATAGAGAGACTTGCCAATGAAATCGGTGGCAATGGTATTACACCGGCTAAGATTAAACATTTAAAAGATACATTTAATACAGACAATTTAACATTATTAGGATCAGATTGTTTTTTTCAGCCTTATTGCAATAGGGTTAAGGATATATTTGTAGATGAATATAATATACCGGAACAATTAATAACATTGCATTATTGGGCATCATTCTCATATACGTACTTTAAACATATAACAGGGTGGGATTGGGCAGAAAAAAATTCACATACATTATTCGGTAAGATAATGTCACAAATATATTCAAATGAACATTAACATAACTGATATATGCAATTTAAGTAGGATTCCTGTATGTATAGAGAAAAACCCATTATATGTTACGTCTGTAGAAATTTTAAACGACGTAAATATTAAACCAGAAGATACTTATTTATATAAATTTTATAAACAGTTTAAACCTAAAACATTAAAGCAATTATTTAATATAAAAAATTCTTCATTTTCGTTTTTAGATAATTCATACAAAACATCATTTTTGCCTTGGATACACTACAAACCTGTAAATACTGAGGATGTCGCTTTTATTGATTTTGATGTTTCACAAAAAGTATTAAAACTTAAAAATTTAATATCTTCTATACAACAATATAATTATACTCCTGAAAAGTTTCCGACTAGACAAGGAGGTATATGTGGGTATTTTTTACAATATAAAAAACAAAGTAAATTTTATGTTACAGCAGGTAACCATAGAGTAGCTGTATTAGCAGCTTTATATAAAGATAATTCTATTCCTGTTATTTTTGAAAATAAATCTTTTTTAAAAGATAAAGAAATGAAGAACAGAGGACCTATACTCGACACATATTCATCTGAAAATATTGACAACTGGCCGAGTATTGAACATAACACGGTACATAAAGAATGTGCATTGCAAATTATATCATCTTACTTTAATAATTAATATGAATCCTGTATTTGAGAAATATAAAGACAAACATACTGGTGATAGGGTATTTCTAATAGCCAATGGACCTAGTTTAAAGTATACGAATTTAAATCTCATAAAAGATGAAATTTCCATAGCAATGAATAAGGTTTCTCTGATTTGGGCTGATAATGAAGAATGGAGACCAACGTATTATCTTTTTTCATCTACTAATGTCCGTAGTCCTATATGGGGCCAATCATGGATTGATTCTGTACGTGAAGCAGCTCAAGAAGAAAGAACTACGTCGTTTATAGCTAAACAATTCAAACAATGGATTGACCCACAAGATACTATTCCTCAAATAAATTGGTTTAAGAGCTTATCTGAAAATAAACCAGATACGAGTGGAAATATACTTGAATCATGTTTTTCGCGAAATATTAATGAACGTATAGATAAGTCAGGTACGTCAATGAATTTAGCATTACAGTTAGCTTATCATATGAATTTTAAAGAGATTGTAATTCTAGGTAGTGATTTAGGGTTCGTCCCTGATGATGGGAGTACTTCTGATCCTAACCATTTTGATGAATCTTATAGAGCAGAAATCGCTGGTTATAAGATAAAAAAGATAAACAATCAAATGCGTAATGTTCATTCTTTAGCATATAAAAACTTTTTAGACAGAAATAAAAATAATCCTTATAAAGAAACTAAAATTTATAATGCTTCTCTTAAGACATATTTAGACGTTTATCCTATCATAGATTATGAAAATTATATTTTACATAATAAAATTATCTATCAACAAGATAAATTAAAAAAAGCTAAAGAGTATTGGGATAACCCTCATCAATATGTCGTCAAATGAAGAGAGAAATTTAAAAATTCGAGAGTAAATTAATATATGAAATATGTAGTCACTGGTGGTGCTGGTTTTATAGGTAGTACTTTTATAGACGAAGTACTAAAAGAAGATGTTAATCCTACAATAATTTGTATTGATGATTTTTCAACAGGGTTTAGTAGAAATATACCCACATCTTTTAATGTAAATGTTATTAATGCTGATATATCTATGTTAGCAGGTGACAATGAAATTACTAATAAGGTAAAAAAAGAAATTGCAGGAGCGGACTATATGCTGCACTTTGCCGCGAAAGCAAGAGTACAACCATCAATAGATAATCCTATTGAATTTAATGATACGAATGTCAACGGAACTCTTAATTTGCTAGAGTTATGTAGGGAGGTAGGTGTTAAGCGATTTGTTTTCAGTTCATCGTCTTCTATATATGGAGATACAGAATTGTTCCCTACTCCAGAAACTGCTCCTTCTTGTCCCTTAAGCCCATACGGGTTACAGAAATTAATAGGAGAACAATATTGTCAGTTATATTCCACTATACACGATTTAGAGACTGTATGCTTAAGGTATTTTAATGTATATGGTGATAAAATGCCTACAGAAGGAGCGTATTGTTTAGTGATGGGTGTATTTGCTCATCAAAAACTAATTCACAGACCTCTTACTATATACGGTGATGGTAAACAACGGAGAGATTTTACTTCCGTAAAAGACGTTATAAAAGCAAATTTATTAGCATGTACAAGTACTAATGTAGGTAAAGGAGAAGTTATTAATATTGGTAACGGTGATAATAAATCAGTACAAGATATTGCTAATATATTTGGTGGACCGTTTGAGTATAAACCTAAGCGATTAGAACCGTTTCAAACTTTAGCAGATAATACTAAAGCACGAGAATTATTAGGATGGGAACCTACAGGTAATGTACATGAGTGGGTAACTGAATATGTAAGAGAAATAGACAACCGTATGGCTAATATACCTTTATGAAACGTAAGAGAAGATCCCCTTATACCTATTACGCACCAAGCGCAAAAAGGTTTCGTAAATTACAACGTGGTGCACCTAATAAAATACCACCATATACTTGTCCTGCTATTGATAAGACTGTTGAGCAAGTTAACAGTTTAGTAAAGCAATTAGAAAGACTTAGAAAACAAAATCAAAAACTTAGAAATGCGGCTGAGTACTGGGAAACAACTGCTGAATGGCTTTGTACAGAATTTTTAGACAACTAAAATGATTGATATTATATATTCATATTTTAATCAAAAAGAGTATACTCGAGAGATGTTTAGATATATTAACAAATATATAGATAAATTCTTTTTAGATCAAATTATATTTACCGTGGTAGACGATAATAGTGATTTTCCTATGATGGATTACTTACCGGAACATGAAAATTTAAATATAAAAATTTATAGAACAGATTATGAAGGATATAACCCAGCTGGTGCTTATAATCTAGCATGTTTAAATGCCGAAACAGATTCCGTTGCTAATTTAGATATGGATATGGTTATATATAATGACTTTGTTGATCGTTTATTATCTATAAGAACTACAGACGATAAGCATCATAGGTTTTATTTAGAAAGAGCTCATAAAATGGATTTTCGTCTAGGTAAGATTTATTATAAAAAATGTGGCTATCACGGATTAACAACAAAAGCTACTCGTGTTAAATATCTACATGATGAACGGTTTTCTGGTAATTGGGGATTCCATGGTGTGTTTATGAGGGATTGTATGCTCCATGATGGTATAGTAGAGGTACCTATAGATGATCAAAGGGTTATTATGCCTCCACGAATTTATTTAAATAAAGAACTGTTGAGTCGTAACTCTGATGCTGAGTATCGTAAACATGAAACTGCTGGAGAAACACCTAATTTAATTAGAAATAAAGAAGCTAATAGACCGTTGTATGACAGGTTACTTAAAGAATTAAAAGAAGGTACGTATGAACCATATAAGCCTCTTAATTTTAATTATGAATTAGTTTATAAAAATTTTTAGTCATGAACAAAATAGATATTATAACTGCATATTACAATCAAAATGTTTATTTAACTGAATATTTTACATGGCTAGATAAATTTATATTACCTGAATTTGGAGATAAAGTAAACATTATTTTAATTGATGATGGTAGTAAGAAGTATCCTGCTAGAGATTTCTTACCTAAATTAACTAATACTAACTTAGATTTATATGAAATAGAAGAAGATATACCTTGGAACCTTTCTGGAGGAAGAAACTTAGGTGTACACGTGGCAAGAAACAATAATGTTTGTTATATCGATATAGATTCAATAATTACTAAACAGCATATTACAGAATTAGTCAATATAAACTTAAATAAAAAAGAAATATATCAATTTCCGCTTTATGATTATAAATTTTTTGACTTTAGGACGAATCAATATATTTATAGGTATTTACCATCACCCTTTTTTATGCGAAAACAAGATTTCTTACAATTTCCAATGGATGAAGATTTTTGCGGGCACTGGGGATATGAAAATGTACATTGGCTAGCATTATTACGTGTATATGGATTCGCACTTAAAAAATTACGTACCCCAATTACTGTGACTTCAAAGACAAACGTCGATCAGAATAAAGCATCTAAAACAGATTTTAGTCAGCCAAACAGAGCATGGAAGAAAAGAGCAGGTGGTACTAATTTATCTCGTGATAGAGCAATAAACAAAGAATTGTATAATAAAAAGATTAGAGATTTAAACCCACCAGAAGATATACTTAGATTTAATTATAAATTAGTGTATAGTACTAATAAATGAGCATCATAGTATCATCAAATATTAATAATAAGTTTTGGAATACGACCCATCACGGATTTGTTGATAGTGTTGTAAAAAATATCGGGGAACATAGGTTTTTATTAATGTTTATGGATGATGGTACTGGGTTTAACTTAAACGGTTTACCTTCGAAAGTAGAAACATCAGTAATAGATAATACCTTAATTACTCATAGCAAACATGCAAATCTAAAAAGTACTTTTGGTTTTGAAAATTATGCATGTCTAGAATCTGGTGAATTTGTAAACTTTATTGATTTTGATGATGATGATATTTTAATTTTATGTGATTGGGATGTTGTAATGCAACGTGGCTTCACAGAGAAAGAGTTAGAAACTTTTAATAATTTAGGTCCGACGGAATTTGGAGTGAGTAAAGATCATTATCATAAAACAAGAGACACGCGAATTTATAGTAAGGGGAATTTATTACATGGGTATTTTAGAATGGCCAAAATATATGACGACATATCTGAAGACTGGGTCATATACCAAGCAGGTGTTCAAGCCGCTCGTATAAGCGCTTGGAAAAAATTATATGAACATTGGAAAGAATTAGCACCAAGGTTTTATGAACTCCATAGAGAGCATTTTGCGTCGCAAGGATTGTTTAATTATATAATTCACAAATTTAATATGGTTAAAGAACTGCCACCTACATTTCATTTATCTAATCATTCAGGTGGTAACAGTAAAAACCCTAAACATTGGTGGCCTGGTATTAGTGCAGAGTTAAGGCCAGGTATCCCTATGGATTTACGTTATAAGTATTGTCCAAGTGAGGAGTGTGAAAAGATTTTATTTGACCAACCTCACTTTGTGTATGTCAACGAACGTTATCCCAAAGGTGAACATGAAAAGATTTTATTTAATCATCATCACTGGAAACATTCACCAGGATTTTAAAGCAGCCAGCTTAGCTCAGTTCGGCAGAGCAACGGTTTTGTAAACCGTCGGTCCTCGGTTCGAATCCGAGAGCTGGCTCCATATTTCTATAAATACTTATAGTGATAGTTATTTTACTTAATTACGGTCTTGGAGTTCTTATCGGAATGGTCGTAATGAAAGTTTTATTAGAGTCCAGAATGTTTTATCATTTAAATATTCTTTCTTTATCAGATTCTTGTAATAAATTATTTAAATATGACAAAAGCAAAAAATCTGAAAAAAATTAACTTCAGCGGCAAAAAGACAAATATGAAAGGCCGCCATTCCAAAAATAAGAGTAGCAATCAAAAGAATTCTAAATTATACTTGAAGCGGTATCGAGGACAAGGAAGATAATGGCAAGAAATAAATATAAAGCGAAAGTAAAAGCAGTAGAAGAATTACGTAAATTCATAATTGATAAAATTCAAAACACAGATAACTTAACAATGATTACTAGAACATATGAAACCTGTTCCGGAAATCTTGTGACTAAAGAGGCTGAAGTTGAGGGATCTGCAGAGAATTTTGTCTATGTTTACGAACATTAGTCGAGTTTAGACTTGACAACTTCTCTGGCTACGTTATAATATTGGCGTTGTTAGAGATGAAGTTAAACATTAACAAAACTAAGTTCGAGAAGGTAGCGGATATTAAAGTTCCGGATATCTTCTATCGCCGCCTTAAGACTGGTATTGATGTTGTCGATTCAGCATTTGGCCAAGGTTTTCTCCCTTCTAGCACTGTTGTTCTCAGCGGTGAACCCGGTACTGGTAAGACTACATTCCTCCTTCAAATACTTGAAAGTCTCTCCACTCGGAAATATAAAGTTGGGTATGTTTCTGGAGAAGAGTGCATGGAGTTGCTTAAGGTAAATTGCGATAGAATTGGTGTTAAGAATATTATGGCGTGTAGTGAGACTAATATTGAGACTATTCTTAAGCAAGTACCTGAATTTGATGCAATTGTAATTGATAGTTTTCAATCATTGAGTAGTAGTAGGAAATCTATGGCACATGAAAAGTATTGTGTCGAGCAGATTTGTGCTGCAGCTAAAGCGCATCAGACAACTATTTTTATTATTACACATATTACTAAGACTGGTAAGATGAAAGGTAGCACACTCTTACCTCACTCTGTAGATGTTGTTTGTAATTTAAAACGACATGAAGACTTTGATGAGCTTGAAGATAAGACTGTAACGCTTAACATTACAAAAAATAGGTTTGGTCCGACTTTAATTAAAGAGCTTAATTTTACAGCTCGGGGTTATGACTGGACTACGGCGAAGAGTGTTTCAGTAGAAGCTACAGTTGCTCCAAAGAGTCAGCGAATAAAGCAAGAGACAAGTACGATTAAAGATATTGCGAAAAAGCTTCGTGATGGTAAATTTAGTATCGATGAAGTTAGTAAGGAGATAAAAAATAAGCCTAGAGCATATTATGTCTTGAATAAACTGACAAAGGATGGTATACTTGAAAAGGTCGCCAAGCGTGGTACTACTAAAACACATTATCAATTTAAGTCATAATGAGAGTCATAGGTAACGTTATTTTTACTTTAATTTATATTTTTATATTTTTACCTGTAGGGTTAATACTTAGAGTCTTTAAAATTGATTTACTAGATATAAATTTTAATAAGACGGTTTCCAGTTACTGGCAAAAAAAAGATTAATGAATGATTGTATTAGGTATTTCAGCATTTTATCACGATAGCGCTGCTGCCATTTTAATAGATGGGGATATTGTAGCTGCTGCACAAGAAGAAAGGTTCACTAGAAAGAAACATGATGCTACCTTTCCTATTAAAGCGATAAGTTATATTTTATCTGAAGCTAATATTACATTAAAAGATATAGATTATATAGTATTTTATGATGATCCTTCTTTAAAATTTAAAAGAATTCTTAAAACACATTTAACAAATATTCCTAAAGGTCTCAGATCTTTTCGAACGGGTATGCCAATATGGGTTAAAGATAAATTCTTTTTAAGGAAAGTAATTTCAAAAAAATTAAAAAAGGCGTTTGGTGGAGGTTTTAAAGGTTGTATTTTATTTACTGAACATCATTTTAGTCACGCCGCGAGTGCATTTTATCCTTCCCCTTTTAAGGATGCTGTTGTTTTAACTATTGATGGTGTAGGTGAATATGCTACAACAACTGTAGCTATTGGGAACGGAAATAAACTTAACATTGTTAAAGAAATTTGTTTTCCTAATTCATTAGGTTTATTATATTCTGCTTTTACTCATTATACAGGCTTTCGAGTTAATAGTGGTGAGTATAAATTGATGGGGCTAGCACCATATGGAACACCTAGGTATACAGATTTAATTTTAGACAATTTAATAGACGTAAAAGAAGATGGATCGTTTCGTTTAGATCAGTCTTATTTTGATTATATGACTGGTCGTACTATGATCAGTAAAAAGTTTTTAACTCTTTTCGGTTACCCAGCAAGGAAACCAGACTCAGATCCTTTAAGTCAATTCCATATGGATATCGCTGCGTCTATTCAAGCTGTAACTGAAAAGGTTTTATTGCAGATGACTCGTGCTCTTGCAGATGAATATAAAATTCCAAATTTATGTCTTGCAGGAGGAGTTGCTCTTAATTGTGTTGCTAATGGAAAAATTCTTAGAGATAAAGCTTTTGAAAATATTTGGATACAACCTGCCGCTGGAGATGCGGGAGGTGCTCTTGGAGCGGCATTAGGTGTTTGGCATAATAAATTTGCATGTAGTCCTAGAACCCTTGACAGTAATATGATGAAAGGTTCTTACCTTGGTCCTAGCTTTAGCGATATTGAAATCGAACAACAGTTATCCGAAGCAGGTGTTATTTTTCAAAAGGTTTCAGATTCTATCCTTATTGAAAAGACTGTAAAGCAATTAATTGATAATAAAGCTATAGGGTGGTTCCAAGGACGAATGGAGTTTGGTCCTAGGGCTTTAGGAAACAGATCAATTTTAGGTGATCCTCGATCTGAAGATATGCAAAAGCTTTTAAATTTAAAAGTAAAATTTCGAGAAAGTTTTCGTCCTTTTGCTCCTTCAGTTTTACGAGAAGATGTAGGTGACTGGTTCGAAATGGATTATGACAGTCCCTATATGTCAATCGTCACTAACGTACAAAAGAATATTCAACATGAAATGACTCAAGAGGAAAAGGCATTATTTGGAATTGAAAAACTAAATGTTAAAAGATCAAACATCCCAGCAGTGACACATGTTGATTATTCTGCTCGAGTACAAACTGTCCATTCTGAAACCAATCCATTATATCATGCTTTGATTAGTGAGTTTAAAAGGATAACAGGTTGCTCATTATTAGTTAATACCTCATTTAATATTCGAGGAGAGCCAATTGTATGTACACCGTTAGACGCATTTAAATGTTTTATGGGTACAAATATTGATTTTTTAGTTATTGGTAATTTTATCATAGATAAAAAGCATCAAAAATAGCTTGTTAATTTTCGGGAAATAGTTATAATATATTCTTATGTACGACAGTGGTAGAGTATACAGAGGTTATCGTATTGAATATGATGAAGATATTCAGGAGGACTGTATAAAAAATATGTATTTTATTTATCCGCCTGATGAACCAGAAAAGTCTCATTTCGCTGATGTAAGCCCTTATGGAGCAATACAATTGATACTTGACAAGTATATTGATTTTCATATTAGTGAAGGATTTTTTCCAGATCGTAAAAGTCTTAGAAAGTTAGGTATAGATCAAATTGGTCCAACTACTGAAAAAGATATTAAACAAGCTAAACTAAAATTAGCCCTCTCTCAAGACTACAATACTAATGTTGAACAAGCAGATTTAGCTATAGACGAAGTAAATAAATTCGGTCTTATATGTATTCGTTGTGGTGGTAGAGGTGGTACTATTGTTGAAGCTGAAGGTGGTTATTTGCCATGTTTTGCATGCGGTGACTCTGGTACTCAAACATACGAGGACTGGTTGCGAGATTTGCAAGACTTGCCATGCTCTATAGAGACTGTATAATAGGTTTTATGAAGAATTATATTATTGCGTGGTTAGTTACTATTTTATTAACAATTGGTGGTTTGTTTGGAGTAGGGTTTACAGTGGGTATAGTAATGGCTGCAGCTGGAAACGCGCAGGGAGCACAAAATGTTGAACAGTATGCATGGTTTAATGTATTAGTAATAATTAGTATGATTGTTCTAAATTTTCTTTCATTTAAGTTTGCGACTAAGAAATTTATAGTGGATAGAACAGCAAATGAAAAATAGTTGCACTACTGTCCAGAGTTGTTATAATAGTTTGAGTTATTTGACATGTTTAAAGTCGGCGAGTACAACGCCTCCATCGCCCTAGAGAGGGACAGAAGTGGTAAGACACTTTACGCTTTATTGCAGGTGGCGCTGCGACGACTTAAGAATTTGAATTTGAGATGGTTGACGGACCGTCTCTGGTGTGACAGAATAAACATTCGCCTCGAGTGTTAATGTACGCGGAGAGTAATTGACGACCAAGTGGTAGAGAGAGCTCGAAGTGGTTCGAAGTACGGTGATCAGAATAACATTTGATCGAGGACCGGAAAAGTTGCAGGTAACCAAATAGTCCTGCCACCCTTTTTTTTACTTATGATTATAATACGAACAGATACAATAAGAAGAGTGTTACTATATTTCATTTTAGCTGGCACGATGTCTTACTTTGCTGGTTACATGCACGGAGAACCTATGACCCCGTCACCGACAATACAAAAGTTCAACGGGCTCTTCATGCCAATATCAGAGCAAAATTCTAATTTATATTTTTTACTTTTACCTGGCCAAGCGGTTGTGGAAGAAGATCAAAGAATAAAACTTGATGATGAAGAGTTTACTCAAGCTATAAAAGAAACTGAAAATCATAGAATATTTCATGTAAGGTCGAGAGGAGGTATGTTAACTCATACTTGTTTAGACGCACTACGTGGTCAAAATGAATTGCGATATTTAGATCTGTCTAACAATAGATTGATTTCTGATCTTGCTTGTAAAAAAATCGCTGAATATTTTCCAAGATTGGAGAGATTGAATCTATTTAATACTAGTATCTCAAATAAAGGCTTGATTTATCTTATGGATTTAACTAAACTTAAGCAGTTGCACCTAGCACTGACAAAGGTCACATGGGATGAAGCGAATTTATTTAGAGGTAAGATGCAAGCAATAGCAGGTAATGAAGATTTAGAGATTACAGCAGGTTATAATAAACCTTCTTTACTAAGTTACAATTTAATTAAAAGGTTAAGAGCAACATATCAAACTAATACTTATAATGGTAGAGTTGATCCAGATTTTAAAATAGAGATTTTAGGAGGGGAAGTTAAGGAAAATAAAAAATATGATGAGACTGATAGAGCTGAAGATGATGCTAAAAAGTCTGTATCAGGTCCAATTTTAGAATAATGAAAAAAATACTATTGTCATTAATTATTGCAGGTTCTGCTTATGCAGAAGATATTCCCCCTCATGCAGAAATGAGAAAGCCAACTAAGGTTGTAGAGCATGCTGGTTTGACTAGAGAAGAGATTTGGATGTCTCGTTCTGGTGAAGACTATTATATTGTTAACGATATTATCAGTAAACAGACTATTTTTATTCCAATGGGAAAAGCTATGGAATATTTTATGAAGTCTTTGAACTATTATAATAGGTCATTAGGTACGACGACAAAAAAAGCTATTGATCGAGCTAAAAAAGAAAACAAACGTGTATATGTTAACATTGTAGCTGGTAGTGATATACCCGCTCATGCATTTGCTGGGCGTAATAATGTTTATAAAGTAGATGAATTTCCTAATGGTCAATATACAATTTTTTATGTTAGCCCTGATGGGTCTATATCTCAGGATCATTATGAATCTGGTGAATATGGTCAAATAGGTCGTGATGGTGTTTCCTTTGAACACGCCGTTAAAACATTTGGATCGACTGAGATTAGAAAAGCTAGAGAAAGAGCTGAGAAGTCAAATAAAGATTATGACTGGGAAGTTACATTAAAACTCCCTGACACAAAACCTACTATAATTATTTTTGATACGTTTGACAAATACGAAGAATGGTTTAACAGAACTCGGTATTCGGATCAGCATGCTAAAATGAAAAAAATATCAGCAAGTGTAGATGTTGTACAAAATAAGTGATAACTATTGGTGATATGGAAATTATTTTTTTGCTACCTACTCTATTCGTATTACTTCTAGTCGCTGTATATAACCGAAATCGTAAACAGGCTGAACGAGACGTTGAGTGGAAAAATAATAAAGATAAGTACAAATATAAAGATTGGAGATACTAAAATGGGAATGTTTGATGAAATAATTGTACCGAAATCTTATTTAAGAGATATCTTAGATAAGAAGGATGAGAGTTTATTCGACACTAATCATAAATTCCAAACTAAAGATTTAGAAAATGCTTTATTTACTTATAAGATTTATAGAAAGCAATTATACAGAGCTATAACCAAGGGTATGTTTGCAGATACTACTGCAAATAAAAAGCTTGTATGGGAAAAAGTTCTAGAGACTAAAACGATATCGTTTTATGATACATTTCAAAAACGTAGTAGTGATAGTACCGGTAATAACGATTGGGATAATTTTGAGGGTGATGAATATTGGTTTGAGTTTGAGTTTAGTTTTGTTGAAGGTAAACTTGATACGAAAAAGCTGATAGACAAGACTGTAACAGATGAAGAGACTCGAAAAGCTACTCAACTTATGTGGGATATTGAACAAGAGATTTTTGATGAGTATCGAAAGAGACTATCGTATAGATTTTGGACAAAAGTAGAGCGTGTATGTCAAAGACTTACAAACATGGCTCGTAAGAGACATTCAATACCTAATAGTCTTCGTAAGGAAGCTTATGAAGCATCTGGTCGTTTAGTAAAAGACCCTGACGCGCTTAAATTTTATTGGGATATTTAATATGGCACATTTTATAAAATTACACACACTTGAAGGAGCAGAAATGCTGTTTAATCTCGACGTTGTAGTTAGTATCGACCCGTTACCAGACGGTACTATGGTACAAACTCGTTGGGGAGGTACTAAGGTACGAGAAGATATAGATAAAATACTGAGTTTATCTAATCCTACAACAAACGCGACTGGACATCAATTGTTAACTGAGAATGAAACGCCTTATTAGTGCCTGAACAAATACAATTAGACAGGACGTATTTAGCGATGGCTGCTATATGGGGTCAGTTGTCTAAAGCTAGGCGTAAAAAGGTAGGTTGTCTTATAGTAAAAGACAGTCAAATTATTTCTGATGGTTACAACGGTACTCCTGCAGGGTACGATAATAATTGCGAGTATGAGACTAGATTTGGCTATGAAACTAAGCCAGAAGTACTGCATGCGGAATCCAATGCGTTGATGAAATTGGCTAAAAGTGTAAATAGCAGTAAAGGTTCGACAATTTATTTAACTATAAGCCCTTGTTTTGATTGTGCGAAATTAATTATACAAGCAGAAGTTAAGAGGGTAGTTTATAGTGAAATTTATCGAATAGAAAAGGGTATAGAATTTTTGCGCAGCAATGGTGTTGTAGCAGATTTTGTTACGATTAATGAATCTACATAAACAAGGTAAAATATGGGGATCTACACGACCTCTTTTTAATAAAAATAATGTTGAGATTCATAGAATTGAAACTAATAAAGGCGGTTATTGTAGCAAGCATAAACATGAACACAAATATAATTGCTTTTATGTAGAAAAAGGTCTACTAAAAATCACTGTATGGAAAAATGATTATAATTTAATGGATACAACTATACTTTCCTCTGGAGAAGCCACTACAGTTCCTCCTGGTGAGTATCATGTATTCGAAGCATTGGAAGATTCTATATGTTTTGAAATATACTGGGTTGAAATAAATCAATCAGATATCGTAAGAGAAGATCATGGAGGAATTCGCGAATGAGTAATTATAATCAGGCTCAATATCAACAAATTATATCTTATATACACAAATTCTCACAGCTATTAACTAAGGCCGATGTAAAGCATTGGCTTGATTTTGGAACATTGTTACATGCCTATAGAGACGGTGGCGTGTTAAATAACCCTAACCGAGCAGCTGCTGGTAAAGATGTAAACGATACGTATTTAAATGATGATGATTTTGATATTAGTTGTATAGGTACTGATTATGATAAAGTTATAGAGGTCTGCAAAGAAAATAATATAGAGTATATAGAAATTGCTCCAAGGCAGCTAATACGTTTTACTAGAGAAGGTCTTGCAAGTATTCATAAAAATGAATGGCCAAATAGACTGTCTGGTGATTATGATAGTTGGATTGATATGTTCTTTTGGGTTGAATCTCCTAATTATGATATTTTAGTAGAAGATCAGATTGACATGGCTTCTGGATCTAGGATAGAAAATGCTATATTAACTCTCCCCAAAAGTTCTTTATTCAACTGGACTGTTGATAAACAAAGTCATTGTGACTACTATTGGATCACGAAAAAATATTTTATTCAAGAATTAGATTCAATCCACCTATACGGGTTTAAGTTCCCTGCACCTAGGTATGTAGAGAGACATTTAGAAGCAAGATATGGTACTAAATGGAAGACACCTATGACAAAAGGATTATTTGTAGAACATTTTTATTCTACAGATCCTGCAAAATATTTTAACTTGTTAATGGAAGATAAAATTTCAGTATTTATTGAAGGTGTCTGGGATTTATTCCATCAAGGCCATGTGGAGTTATTAAAACGAGCGCATTACGCTTATGATAAGGTTATTGTAGGTGTTGCGTCTGATGAATTAGCAAAAAGTTATAAACGGTCACCTATTATACCATACGGTGACAGGGTTAAAATGTTAGAAGCGTGTAAATATGTTGACCAGATTTATCATAATGCTCCATGCATGGATATTACAGAAAGTGTTTTAGATAATTGCGGTGCAGATTATAGTTTACGTAGTGTTCGAGATGCTAATAACTGGAGGGAAGAAGTAAGTGACCTTGGTCACGGTGCGTTAGTTGATACGAATAGAGTTCATTTTCTATCTTATACAAAGTATCATTCGACTGACATAATTAATAAAATTCTTGATCCCTATTACGGGGATCCTTTAAATTCTACTCAATCATGACTATTACACCCGCATCTGCTATTACAGCACTCATCGTTCTGAGTATTCTCATCATCGTTACTGAGTTCTGTCGACGCAGACGTGGCCCCCGTAAATGATGTATTTAAAGAGTTATATCCGAGTTCATTATCCATTAGTTAAATAAATATTTATATGAAATACATATTGTTCTTTTTACTGTCTGTTTCTGTTGTCGCTAAGGACAATCCATACTCACTTATTAATAAAAGAAATGCCTTTGACTTAGCTGACGACTTACCACCTGCGAAGGTACTAGTTGATAAGGTTGAGATACCTAACATAGAGCTTTTCCTAACGGGAGTCACACGTTGGAGAGGAGAGACTAAAGCACACCTCTACTCTAAAGATTTACCTAACAAATACATGAGTTTAAAAGCAGGAGAACAGTTAGGTCCAATAAAGGTGTTGAGTGTATCCAGAGATGGTGTAAAGGTTATTAATAATGGTACAGAACAGGTATTAACATTCTCATCTAATAGATTAAAAACTACTATTATTGGTGCCAAGAATAAACCAACAGTTGTTAAAAAAGACAGTAAAGAGAGTAGTAGATCTAGTCGAGATAAAGAATCAAGTAAATCAACTCCTGCTCCTCCTCGTCCAAGTGTCGTGAAGGTACCTTCTAGGAATAGAGGTATTACTGATCCTAGAATGCAGTCAATGATGGAGAGGGGATTAGAGTACCTTAATAAAATAGAAGACCCAAAAAAGAAAGAAGCTATGCTTGAAAGATTAGAAAAGTTTCAAAGAGGAGATTACGATAAAGAAATTCAAGACAGGATGAAGCGATATGAAGAGTACAGGAAGAGTAGAGATAGTGGTAGAAGCAGAGAAAGGAAAAAATAATGTACGAATATAAAGCTAAAATTACTAGAGTTGTCGACGGAGATACAGTTGATGCATTAATTGATTGTGGTTTTTCCGTTTTTAGAAAGGAGAGAATTAGACTATTTGGTATTAATGCTCCAGAATCTCGTACTCGAGATAAGGAAGAAAAAAAGCGAGGTTTAGCTGCAAAAGCTAGACTAAAGGAGCTTATAAAAGAAGGTAAGAATCAAGTTGTTGTTCAGACTCAAATAGATAAGAAGGGTAAGTTTGGGCGTTTATTAGGTGAGTTGTTTAACCATCAAGTAAACGCCTGTAAAACTTATAATGAAATCTTAGTAGATGAGGGTCATGCTGTGGAGTACTTTGGCGGAAAGAAATAAATATTTACATGAAGCATCTATTGATAGTCGTAGGATTGGTATTTGGCCTAACCACCGCTTACGGTGGTCCTGATAAGGGCCCTAAAAAGCATCGCGGTAAAGGTAAGCCTACACCTGAGCAGGTTGAAGCTTTCAAAGCAAAGTGGGAAGCTGCTAAAAAGAAGAGAGATAAAAAACGTGGTGACGCTAAGAAACGTGGTAGCAAGCATCGTGGACCTCGAGGAGAGTTCGGTAAATTAGTTCGTGATGATGCTAAAATTAAAGAACTTAAAGAAGCGTTTGAAGCGGCAGCAAAGAAACTCAAAGGCAAAGTAGATCGGAACCAATGGAAGGATGCCACTGATGAAGAGAAAGCAGCTTTAAGAGATAAAATTAAAGCTAATCGTAAAGAGTGGGAAGCTGCAATGAAAGCTCATAGAGTTGAAGTTGGTAAGCGCATCAGAGAAATTCGTGAAGAGTTTAAGAACAATCGTGATAAAGTCATTGATGGTAACAAACCTGGTGAATAATTCTACCGTGTGAAGATATACAAAGGCGGTCAATTAATTGGCCGCCTTTTTTAGTTGCCTATAGTGGGACTAGTACTATAATATTAATGTGTCTAAGTATATTTTCGATAACGATGATGATGAGAATAAGGAAGGGTTCGGAAGTCTTAAGACTAATAAAAAATCATCTAAAACTAAAGAAAAAACTAATAAAACATTTAATCAATTAGTTAAATCCTTATATAGGTCAACAGTCCAGGCTCAAAGTAAAGTTGAGCAGCTTCATATTCAAAATTTTGTTTCAAAATATTTTGACGAAGACGGAAAACCAAATTTCATTACATTATCATTACCTACAAATGATGGTGATGGTGCTCATAGTGTTGATGTTGATGTTCCTTTATTGACACTAGCTCATAGCACACATCTTAATATTAAAGAACTTGATATTGAGTTTGAAGTTGAATTAGGACATTTTGAAGATATTGACGATGATGAGATCAGTGCCAAGGTAACTTCTGTAAATGGAAGAAAAATGGCTAAAATTACACTTAAGTTAGACTCGTGTGATCCACCTGAAGGAATTGCTAGAATTCGACAAGAATTAAATAAAATTTTACCATCTTGATGGTTTTTTTCCGTTGGGATAATTAAATACTGGCGTTATGGCAGGAATAGCAGATCAATTCAAAGGACTTCCAATGTCCGACTTAATAAGTCAACCCCTGTTAGCTGCAGCGAAGGCGCAGGGTCAATTATCAAATGTAACTCAACAGTTTATTAAAGACGTAGGTTTAGAAGGTGACGAGGGCTCCGGATATACCGCGCGCACCGTAGATTTTAAATTTAAATCTCCAGTAACAGATAAAAAAGGTAATACAACGTTAAAAGACAACGATCTTAATGTACCGTTACTGTCTATTGTAAATGTTCCTAATTTATCAGTTAAAAAAGCTACTGTAGACTTTTCGATGGAAGTCAAATCGTCCAGTCAAGATACTACTACCGCGCAAACAGATGCTAATGTAAGCACAAAAGCGAAGTATAGTGCTTGGTGGTCACCAGTCAGTGTAGAGATGACTGCATCGGTAAGTACTAGTAATAAATCTGAAAGCGTTAGAAAAACAGACAATTCAGCTAAGTATGATGTACATGTTGAAGCGCGTGATGATGGACCTCCAGAAGGGTTGATGAAAGTGTTAGATATTCTTAACTCTGCAATTGTTCCTAAGGGAGGTTCTACTGCACCAACTCCACCACAAGGTGGTAATAATCCACAAGGCGGAGGTGGTGGAGGAGGGAATCCACAGGGCGGTTAATAAAAGTCTAATATATCAACGTTTAATACCCCAGTACTTGTGATCATAGTCTGGGGTATTTTCTTGTATTGCTGCCTCATACCATCTTCTATATTCATCTGGTTTCAGTTTCTTCATTAATTCAATTCCTGGGGTGATTGTATGATGGATACTGTTTGTGTCAGGGCTTGGTTCCCATATTCTCGCTAAAGCATACAATTGATTTTTTTCATAATCTTTACAATTAATTAACAAACAAAAGTTATGCAGTAAGGATTTTCTAGGAGGTGGATTAATTCCTCTTTCAATTTTTCTCCAAATACTCCTGTCAATTTTTAATAGTTTAGATATCTTTTCTGTGTCTCGAAAACGTCGACTTCGAAGTTCTTTTAAATAACTACTAAATTTCATTCCACGTATAAATATTTACATGACTAGACCTCTTAGAAGACGAAGACAATCTCTTATAAGTCAAATTCGACAGAGACTAGATGATATGGAGGATCGTTTAGAGTTGATCGAAGATGACTTAGGTATAAATAGTTCTATGGCAGACGATAAAATAGTTACAGCCGATGGTCCAGTCGGAGTTGGTAGCACTGCTCCTGCTGTTGGTGTCGGTAGTACAGCAACCTCTGAGACTGTTGGTGTTGGTGTTGGTAGCACTGCTCCTGATAACGTTGGTGTAGGTAGTACAGCAACCTCCGAGACTGTTGGTGTTGGTGTTGGTAGCACTGCTCCTGATAACGTTGGTGTAGGTAGTACAGCAACCTCTGAGACTGTTGGTGTAGGTAGTACAGCTCCAAGTGGTACTACACAAACTGATCCAGATACAGCTGCAGACGGAGAGCAACCTGCTCCTGCTGTTGGCGTTGGTAGTACAGCTCCTGCACCTGATCCAGATTTCAGTTAATACAGCGCGGTGTTTTTTAGTGTTAGTGTGATATCTAACACTATTTCTATGTTTGTTTATCTTATACCGCCTGCTTGTTTTTCGTGAGGAGCACCAACCTTAGGTAAAAAATGAGGATGGGCAGGTTCGTGTAGGTCATCTCTTCCTTGTTCTAGCTTTACAGATTTAATTCTTAAGTTATCAACATGATTTTCTAATGTAGAAACATCATCTTCAATAAACCTCAAACGCATATTCTGTTCAGCATCGTCAGGTAGTGCACCTAACTGTCCGAGAGGCCATTTTACTCGGAACTCCGAGTTCATTGTTACGCTGTCTTTCATTCTTAATACGTCTATTTCTAATTGAGAAATTTTAGAAGTCAGTCCGAAATATCCCCAAACAGCTGCACCAGCTAGTACTATAATTTGTATTAACCATTTAAGGTTAATACCTAAACTCGTGTCGTTATTGATTGTTGTGTTTTCACCATCCATGTGAATACTTATGCTAATAAATCAAGTTCATATGCAGTTATTGCATCATAAAGAGCATTATATTCTAAAGTTTCATTAATTTGTTGTGCCAGGTATGCGCCAAAAAGTCTTTCTGATGCTGCTCGACGAACCGCTGTACTACTCGCTAATTCCGCTGAAGTCTGTTGTCGATCACTCCAAGCTTTAATGCTTTTAGATTGTATATCATTATCCCCTATGTTCCACGGTAAGTTAACATTCATTTTTTAATTTCTATAGGCTCATGTTGTCTTGTTGTATAAATATGATGGAGTTTATCATACGCTTCGTCATAATTCCATTGTGGGCATTTCAAGGACATTGTTCTATGTTTTGGATAGTCTTCTTGCCATATCCATGTACCAGTGCATCCGGATAAAAATATTATAATACCGCCATACAGTATAATATGAAAAGCCCTAAAAATGGTGCTGCAGCTATAATTAAATAGCCTTCCCAGTTTTGTTTCATATCTTCCATCCATATTTTTTTAATTTCTTTACATTGTTTTGTTATTTTATGTTTTTTATAATTTAATTGTTCTTTAAAGGTTAGGTTTCTATGAATTGGTTTAGCCATTTCATCTTATTCCTGATCCTATTCTAATGAGGGGCAAATGTAAAACTGAGTTTGTTTCTGACTCATTTGTTGTATAGCCTACGAACGCCATTGGTACGTCTATGTGCTCCACCTCTTTTGCAGGCGGCGGGAAGTAATAACATATATCAAACGTTAATAGGGTACTAATAATAAAAATTATAAATGCTTTAAGTATATCTTCTGTTTTCATATATTTTTTATCCTTTTATCGTTAACTGCGCTCGCTTTAGCGAAATTCCAACTAAAGGGAGTGATTTTGCTTCCTAACGCAACATCTGTTTTGCCTTGTTTAAGAAATAAAGGCACACAATTATGAATGCTTCTTTGTGTAATTTTCTGTTTTCGTGGTACAAACATTAATTCATTTATCTTTTTTGTATAGTCCTTAAATGTATCTTTATTTATTATGTTCGAAGAAGTTATAAAAAAATCAAAAACTGCATGTGGTGTATAACAATTAGGGGACTTTTCATCAGGAGTTCTAACTGATAACTCTGTAAAGTATATGTACCTCGATAATTGATCTCTTCGTACTAATGCCTCTAATTTTCCATACTTAATTTGTTTTAGGTATATGTCAGATCGACTTCTAATAATAATATCATAATGTATGTTATTTTCTTCCGCGTAGTCAGTCATAAGAATCAACGACTTACACATAGACATAATTTGAGAAAATTTCATTCTACTAGTTCTTTTTATTGCAGCATAAAACCCCTCTTTAATATTCATATTACTTGCTTTTAATTCTTCTGATGAAGATTGTAAAATATGTTTCATTATTGATTCATCTTTTACGTTATGTTTCTGCGCTACTAATTGAATATATTTCCACGCTTCATCAATATGTGGATCAAGCTTGTCTTTACTCTCACATATACCCACTGTTGGTTTAAAATTATATTGTAATTCATCAGCATTAATATTTTTTATCATAGGTTCGTCTGTTAGCTTAACATCTCTAGGCTTAGCTGGATACTGACAAGTAACATCATCCCAGAAATGATAGAATACATCAACCTTTATTGGACCGAGACTGGCTTGGTCTATAAACTTAGAAATTGATTGGACGGCATTTTCCCAAAACCTTGGTTCTGTACTAAGACAAATAGCTATATTTATTTTTTTATCCATTTTTTATTCTTTAATTTCTTTCTTCGTGTTTTGTCTTTCCTCCTTCCAAAACTTTCTCTGCCAATATTTACGTAAATGCTTCCGCCATTGGGGAGATCTAGTTAGTTTACTTGTTTTGGCCATTCTTCTTTTCTTTCTTGGATGGTTAGTTTTTCTTGTTTGTTACCAAACGCGCTATGTCTTGGATTGCAGCAACATTGGCATCGCGGTTTGTTGTCCCTTATTTTTTCCGCTTTGCCTGTTTTGTAATTTATATGGTTTCTCGTTGTTCTACTCATCTGTCTTGAACTCCGCTTTTTTAGTACCTCTCCAGTCGGGGAACTCTGTTCGACCGAATCCAGGGCCGTATGCTGTATGTATGTGTACAGTTGTACCATGCTTAACAAACACTTGACCCCAGTCTTCAAATTTTAACCCTGGTATATCCATTTCACTTACGTTATTATATACTTGGTTTGAAATTAATATATGATCATTATCTCCAGCATCCATACACCTTTGCGCCATGTTAATGCCGTGTCCACTGACGTTTGGATTATCATTAATGTCTTTTACTGGTACTACAGGGCCAGTGTATAACCCGTTCCTTAAACCTATGTTTGCGCTTTTATAGCATTTCTTACCTACATCTACTGCACATTTAAAAGCAGCATGAACACTATTAAAAAACACTAAAGCCATTCCATCACCAGTAGGTAAGATTATTAACTTACCTTGTCTTTGTGCTTGTTGATATCCTTCTGTTCCTTTAACAATAGCGATAAGATCATCCATTACTTTCTTTTGCATCGCGGTACTCTTTTTGGAGTAACCTACAATATCCATAAAGTATGTATGAGACTCACAAGGACTATCATACGTAATAGAATCACCTTTTAAGTTAAATGGGTCGCCTCCCCACTTCCATTTTATAACTCTAGATCTCTTCAAGCGCTCTTCTTCTGCTTTAGCTTTATCAGCAGCTTCTTGTATGCGTGCGTTTCTTTCGTCGTGTTCTTTCTGTAGCGCATCTTCTCTAGCTCGTCTATCAGCCTTCGACTCAGTCATTTTACCCCATAGACTAGTTGGAGCTTTTTTGACATTTTGAAATTCCATAGATTTGTATTCTTTTGGTTTATTAGAACCAACTTTAACATGACTCGTAGAGCCCGTAGGTTGTTTTTTATAGTTCCTATTAGGGTTCTTTAAACATCCTTTAGATTTTAAATACGTTAATAGCTCTTCATAATTATTATCAGAAGCTATTTCGTACGGATTTAATTGACCGTCGAGACATGCCCCGTTCGGATTAGCCTTATATTCAAATAGTAGCTCGCACAGTTCTTTATTGTTTAACTCTACAGCATAATGAATAGCCATCCACCCTCGATTATCTCTTCCATTAACTTTTATGGTATCATCTTCTAATAATGTTTCAATTTCATCTACATCTTCCATTTGCACGGCTTGTTGTAGGGTCATATCATTACCGTAAAATTGTCCTCCCTTGTCTTTTAAGTTAGTAAGTATTTTTAACCGATTTGGTCCCTCTGCTACATCCATTGGGTAAACTATAGGATCTTTGCTATGTTCATTTTTTTCTAGAGCTAAGTTCCAATCGCTTTGAGTTTCATTTTGTGGTGGATTACTTTTTACATTTGGTGATATTCCAGCATCTAGTATTATTTGAACGATTTTAGTCTTACTGCTATTAGCTGCATAGTGTAGAGGGCTCCATCCTCTTTCTTTATCTAAGGATAGTATAAGCCTTTTATTTTTTACAGCAGTTTTGATGCCTTTAATGTTACCAGACCTAGCTAAAGCATGAACATCCATATAGAATTATTTATTTTTATCTAATTTGTTAATGTATGTGATGACTTGTTTTATTGAATCATGTAATGGTGTAGTTGCTTCGAACCCAAGTATTTGTTTAGCTTTTGTAACATCAGGTATGCGTTTTTGTATATCGTATGTAGGTGGTTCGTCGCTTATGTAATTAAAAGGCTTATCACCATTAATTTCTTTCCATACTAACTGTGCTAATTCTAAAATAGTTGTTGTCTGTGAGGTTGAGATATTAAAATCTTCATTTATTGCAGCTTCATTTTCAATGGCTAATCTTATACCTCGCACAACATCTTTTACATCTGTAAAACAACGAACTTGGTTACCAGAGCCTAAAATATGTAATGGGTCTTGTCCTTGAAGAGTTTTATTAATTAAGTCTGGTAAAACAAATTTATTAACTTTCCCTGTCGCGTGATTAATACCAGTACCTATACAATTTGATGGTCGTATAATTGTGTATGGTAATTGATATTGCTCATATGCACTTTTAGTAATATATTCTCTTAGGAGTGTTTGAAATCCATAAGTAGAGACTGGTGCTAGAATATTTTTTAAAGAGGCTTCGGTTGTAGGAAAAGTATCAGCATTTTCAAACACCTCACTCCCAGAAAGTACAATCTGCCGTTTTACTTGATACTCTTTAAATAGCTTAATAGCTAATTCAGTTTCAGTAGTTAATATTCGTGCGTTTGCTTGTAGTGCATCATATGAACGTTTATCATAATAACGTGTACCATATACTTCACCAGCAGCAGAAACCCAAACATCAATATCTTTAAAACAAGGACCTAGTCTAGGAGTTATTTGACATTTTACAATATTTGTTTCTAAGAATGTAAACTCAGGATGGTTGTCATGTTTTCTTTCTATTTTTCCATACTTAGAGCAATCATCTAGACCCATTACTGAGTATCCATTACTAAGTAATTCGTCACACAAGTGACTACCTATAAACCCTTGACATCCAGTTACTACTACTTTCATTACTATGTAAAATTATTTATGGCGTACTTGCGTGACAATCATAACATCTATCTTGCATTAGTTTATGATCGAGCATCAGTTCGTGTCTTATATTCCATCTTTCGATGTCGTGTTGATCAGGTAAACTACCTGGTTCTACGTCATATTCAGCAGCGTAATAATAAATAGTAAGTTGCCGTCGGTAGTTGTGACACTCTGCCATTTGTGCGGCTTGTTTTGCTTTTGCTGAAGCTGATAGTAACATCCCTGTTAATATTGAGATTATTGTTATAGTTACTAAAAGTTCGAGTAAGGTGTAACCTTTTCTCATTGCATAGGTTTCCATGTTGGATGGTGACCCCATGTATCATTCCAGTACCATCCCCAGGAATCGTACGATTGCCCATCAATATTTCTAATATTCCAAGGTCTAAAATATCTAGATACACCACTATGAACTTTTCGCCAAGGATGATTATTAGGGTTTGGTTCAGTGGCTCTATCACTTAACCATTTTATATCTCTATTGTTAGGACTAACGAAAAGATCTCTTGTTGTTGTAGGGTTTTGTACTGATTGAGGAATAACTTTAGTATCCTCTTCTAACCATCTTCTAAATTCCACATGAGCATCTACGAAAGAAACTACAGAGCCATAATTATGGTAAACACCAGGCCAGTCCATAGAGAATGCGCTCTCTTTTCCAGTTAAGGTAGGAGGTACTCTAAAGTTACCAGCGTTTATAGATTGTGGAGGCATTTCAATAAAAGTAAAAATAGAAGAAGGGTCTCTTACATCATCATATGTATGATAAATTTTATGCTGAGTGTCAGCTTCGAAAGGCCAACCTGACCACCCTCCAACAAAAATATTTACGCTATAAGATCTAGGTCTTTTTTTTATAATGTTAACCCAATTAGTAGCGTCTTTAGCTTTTTCTTGCCAAACTACCGTTGACTTATCTCCGGGACATCCAAAAATCCCCATACCCGCATAAGGCTTAAGCGGTGACCAAAACAATGGCCTGTCTGTTTGACCCCAAGCTCCACTGCCACTCATGCTATCTGCAACCCAAGCCCACATACCTGTTGGTTCAGCTCTCCATGCAGACGCATAAGGAAATCTATCTTCATGGTCACCTGCAAATTCAGCATAAGCTAAATTGAGTTGGCGTTGATTGTTTATGCAGGCAGCTTGCCATCCTGTTTGTTTAGCTGATGAAAGAGCTGGTAGTAGTAATGCAGCTAGTATAGCAATGATTGCAATTACTACAAGTAGTTCGATTAAACTAAAGCCTTTCTTGAACATATCTAAATATTTATTCTCAGATTTCTGGAGAAAAAATATATATTTTTACTTAGTGAGATAAGTTACTATGATAGAACAAATAACGCCCATCACAGCACCTCCAATAGTACCAATCATTGCTATCTTGGAATTTTGAGTAGCTACTTGAAGCTCTATCTTTTTTTGATTGTCTTGTAAGCGACCTATATCCCCATCGAGTCTATGTAACTCACTGAGTACTAACCGTCTCCACTCGGCCCAAGACCCATTTTCTTTAGGTTCATTCATGCGATATAAGAGTCACTTTCTTATGTATAAGTTTACCATCACGCCGTAAGTCTGTTACTTTTACCATGTGTTTCGTGTCGTGTATCGTAATTGTTCTAGATCGTTTATTATTCGTTAAAACATCTATACCAAGAATAGTATTTAGACCCTTATTGTGAATTTCTTCTTTATTCACATCAAATGACCTTTGAAAATAATCGTTACACCATTTGATTCTTCCAGCCTCTGATACTAACACAATAGAATAATCAGCCTTTGTAACGTAATCTATAAAATCGTTTTCATGCAGCTCTAGCTGATGAGTTAATTTCTCTAACTTCTTTAAATTAGTCACTTGTAATTATTTATGGAAACGCTATAATGTATTTATGCGTTACGATAACGTTGCAGATAAGGAAAATTGTTTTTCCTGCCAAAAACCAATCCAAGGTAAATGGGATAGTCAAGTTCACCTAGGTATGTTAACAGGTGAATTAAACAACAATAGTATATACAATCTCTTTATTTACGACAAGCATATAAAATGCTCTCCAAGTCGCGCGCAACGGATCATTCACCCTGCATATCCGCAGGTGTTTGATGATAGGGAGTCGTTTGATATTCGACTGTGGGATGAGGATGAACGAACCAAGTGGGTGAAGATATATACCGATGCTTGGGTTAAGCTTCAAGAGAAATATAATCCTAATTGGTAAAAGACCTTGCTCTTGTACATTAATTATATATAATATAATATTGTTATGGTTGTTATAACAGAAGACGATTTTAAAGAATATGTTGAAGATTTAACTAGAAATAACACTTGTCATCGACCTGATATTAGTTGTTATGATATATGTGATCCTTGTCCGTATGTAAAATACTGTCTGTGTGAGTTAAATACTCGTTTAAATTCTAGAAGAAAACGTAGAAAATTGAAGAAAATTTAATAAATATTAACGATATGAAGAAGACATTATTGACATTAGCCGCTATCGGCTTTTTATCAACAACTACCCATGCCGGCTTTCTTGATCATTTCGGGGCTGGTTTGAAACCTGTGCCTTATTTGAAAGTTCCTCTAGTTAAGTTAGCAGTTCCTGCTCCATCTCTTGCAGTTGGACCTAGAGCTGGAACTGAAGTAGATGGTAAAGTTTCAGGTACTGGTGCTAGTGCAGCTCTTCCATGGATTCGTGGAGGAGTTAAATGGCCTAGCTTGACTCTGGGAGCGGGAGACGCCAAGGTGACGATTGGTCCTAAGGCTGCTAAAGGAGACGCTGCTAAGAAGAAGGCTGCTGCGGCCAAAAAGAAAAAGGCTGCTAAGAAGAAGTAACCTATTCTTATTCAATAAGTGGGGAGAGAGTCGACCATATGGTCGGCTCTTTTTTATGTTTTTTCGTAAGGAATTCAATAAATAATATACGTATGAAAAAGTTAACTAATGTCGGTGTTGTCTCCGCAGCAAACGTTTTAGCCGTGCTGGGAGCTCTTACTGGTCTAGTCAAGGTCACCATCTTACCTGTACTCGCTGTCATCGCAGCAGGTAACTTAGGTGATATAGATGCTGCTGTTAAAACAGTTGGTGAAGCTGCATCAAAAAATGTTGGTGATGTTGTTACATTTGCCGTGGTAGGATGGTTAGGTGGTGCTGTTTGGGCATGGCTACTCAATTTATCATTGAAATGGACAAAGGGTCTAACCTGGACAGTTAAGTAAGAAACACTTAGAAAATCGAAAGAGCCGGTCTTATTGATCGGCTCTTTTTTTATACAATCGGTCTATAAGATTAACTTGTATAGATCGACGAAGTACTTTAGATGTTTTAGGATTTGTCATTGCGTGGTTAGAACATTTTCTATGAAAAGCTCCGTCGTCATCATACCATCCTTCATTAATTCTAGAAAACAAAAATAATGAATTAGGCTTATATGGTGCTATTTTAACAAGGTCCTTATGAAAATCTAAATGAGGAGGTTTAGTAAAACTAGGATATAGTCTTGTACCTAAATTTTCATCGTCACCTTCATCGGCTAAATATAATAAAATTGAAAATATTTTTTGACCTGAATCAGCATGAATATGATATTCATATCCTGGAGTTTGTATGTCATATGTAGCATACATGCTTTCAGGTTTTGGTTGAGGTCGTTCGCTACATCTACCGCTATTTTTAAATTTTAACAAAAGAAGATCTTGCAAGTCTTTATTTAAAAAAATATTACAAAACTCTTTTGAGAGTGTACGACTTCGAATGCGTTTTGGATCGATCCAACCCTTTTTTATATTCAGTTCCATGCTTTTTTCTTCATTAGGATGGTTACGACTGTCATAAAGGCATACTCGTCTCCGTGCTGGATTGTCTTTTCGGAGATTATGATCTATCAAACATAGTGTCTCTTTGTTAAGTTTATCATAAAATTCTTGCGGTAAGAAATTTTCTACATACATATGATCCCATGGATCAGTAGTTAGCATGGTTTGTGACACTTTTTGTTTCGTGAATTCTAGGATACTATCCATAATTACCGATTATTTATTCCTTAAAAAAATTAGTTGCAAAATTAATGTGTGTATGTTATCATATGCGCTATGAAAGACTTCTTAAGTTACAAATCTATGATAACTCCGGGAATTATAAAGATCCTGAGCTATCTCGGAATGGTAGGTGCTATTATTTTTGGTATTTTCGCCATAGCCGCGGAACCACTTACTGGTGTTGGGCTTATTATTTTAGGACCAGTAGCAGTTCGTATTCAAGCTGAATTGATATTAGTTATGTTTGAGATTCACGCTGAACTAAAAAAGGTAAATCACGGTATTAGGAAAAAGTAGATGAAAGATCTATTTCGTCCTGGTCCGTTTGAATATAGAATGGGGCTTAGTAAAGGGAAGGCTGAAGACTTCTTTAAACATGACCCAGAGGACGAAATAGTTCTAAAAGAACGAAAACGGATACTTTCTGAACATCCAGAAAGACATTGCGAGTTGTTAGACGAAGGTAGAGATTCCTTAGAAGAATTCAATGAATTGTTAGTACACTGGGGAATCATACCTTCGTCATTATCTTTAAAGAAATTAGGAGAATCAATTTCACCTGATGTTCTTTTTATGAAAGGAGACACTCTTCTCGGTGGTTGTGTTTGTTTTCCATCTTCGTGGGCTTTTGAGGATAAAGTAGGAAAGTCTCTTGATTGGATTCATGGAGCTGTTCCTACACTAAATGAAAAATTTGCTGATAAGATTACGCATTTTATTAATAAAATACCTAAAGACATAGGATGGCTGCGGAGTAATTGGGGGCTCTCGGGAGATAATTTATTGAATCATCACCCTGCATTAAACTTACCACAATTAACAGAGAGCACAAGTATGAATGATATTTGGTTTAGAGTTGAAAGGCAATTATTATTTTCTCTCCCTAAAACACAAAGTGTTCTATTTGGAATTAGGGTACAAAATTACCCCCTTTTTGAGGCTGTCGAAGATGAAGAAGTTAAGACTGGTCTACTCGAAGCATTAAAAACTATGCCAAAAGAAATCGCAAAGTATAAAAATATAAATCGAGTTCAAGATTCTATTATAAATCATTTAACAGGTACAACTATTATTTGTAGTAATCAATTTGATAGAATATTAAGTACGTGATCAAGATTATCCCAAGTCACTCTATTAATAGTTATACAAGGCTGCCTTTTCTGTACTTCAGATACTCGTAGACCATAAACCTGTTCATCAGGCTCAATTAATTCAGATATAAAATCATACAAACCCGTTTGTTTAACCCATTTATAATACAGGTCTTTGTTATGCTTTTCAGTCTCTAATAGAAATTCTGTATCCTTTTTTAAAAATATGGACACATATAAACAGACTGATCTTAAAGCAAGGTTTTCCGAGGGGGGAGTAACTATTCCTTCGTAAAATATAATTGGCTTAGACATCTCTTTTTTCTTTATCTTTTTTCTTGCACTTGTCGCAAACTACTCGCATTGATTTACGCTGTTGCAAGTAATATGTATCGGGCAACACTTCCCAGGTTAATTGATATTCCGGGAACGTTTTTTTACATATAGAACACTCGCACATATAAATATTTAAGATAATAAGGCTGGATGATTTTTCCGGAAACCTTATAATAAATGAGTTGTTGATATGAAAACGTTTAAACAGTTTCACGAAGATAATGAAATTGCAGTAAAAGACCCTTTCGATTTAGGAAACATTGAACCTTCTTTTACTGATTTTCTAGATCGGTTAGTTGACATGCGTGCGTCTATTAAAGCAATATTAGACTTAGGTACATTTGATTTAGGTACACAGCGTACATTTAATACGGTCACTGATCCTGCGGTAAATGCAGCAGTAGATTTTCATGAAGCCCTACAAACATTTGTCAACAGAGATGAAAAGGGTCGAGGTCCAAGTAATTTTCGACCAAGAGTATATGAAACAGAAAAGTTCAAGCAACACAATAATTACGATGAGTATGCACAACTAGAAAAATTAAAACGTTCAGCTTTTCGTGATAGGTTTATGGCGAGGAAGGCTAAAGATGATGAAGCACTAGCCGCAGCAGAAGCTGAGTATTCACGCATAGCGGATGCACAGGCACAAACTGAGTACTGGAGAGCATATACACAAGCTAAAAAAGAGGAAGATGAATATGTAGATGTTTTACACAGGTCGCCTTTAAGTCGTGAAGCGTTAAAGAATGACGGTAGTGAGGAGTATAAAAACGCTGAAGCCGCATATAACCATCCTAATTTTGATATTAATGTTTATGGAGGTTTAGTTAAAAAGCAGATAGAAAGTATCAGATCTGCGTTGTCTTGATTTATGGTAAAAAGGTCATATAATGAACAACATGAGCTTGGAACGAAGAGTATTTATTTGTTTTGTTATTGTGGTCGCATTTTTTTGTAGTGGGTGTTCGTCGACTAAATGGGAATGGTTACCACAAGAACCACATACAGACGACCAACGCAGAGGCGAGTATTCTCGACTAGATAAAGACCGTAAAGAAGTTGGCGGTGTTCAAATAACTGTATTAAAAGCGAGTTTCTAAATGGAAGATTTTGAAAAATTCGAACTTGAAGTGGGTAGGTGGTTCATGAGAGCTGTAGCGTTTATAGGTTTATTCCTCGGGATAATGTTTACCTTTTGGGCTCACGGTGCTCCTAGTAAACCAATTGATGCTGATATGGAAGTAAAGGTTCCTGGATTAGTTTGTCCTTCATGTGCTATCGGTATTAAAAGAAATCTTAAAAGACAAGTCAATGTTAAATATATTGCGTTTGATATTGCAAAGGAATTGGTTCTTATTGACTTTGTTGAGATTGAAGGATTTATTCATTATCTAAAAAATGATAAAATTATAAAATTAGTTAAAGACGCAGGATATGAGGTTTCTTCTATTAAACGCCTCGATAATAATAAACCAAATCGTTATAATAAACCCTGAATATTTACTTTAACGGTAAAGTTCCCTCACATTTCCAAAACTTTACTTAAGTAAAGTTCCTAAAGTCACTATTCCTTAAGGAATTTGACCATTATTTCCGGAGAAAAGGCTTGCTGTTTTCGCAAAAGCCGCCATAATATTGGTGTTGTTGATGAATACGATGAATGATTATTCTAAAATATCGGCTGAGAACGCAAGTTCCAGGATGGCGACAGTTAGCGGTGAAGAAGCTTTTATGTCTAATGCGAAAACAAATACACAAACAGGGACCCTCAAATGGGGTGAGCGCAGGTTAATGGAGAATAAAGACTTTGCATTTGGAGATGTGACGGTTTATTCTGTTCCAGTTGAGGGTGAGATTGATCGAAATAAAATCCATATTGCTCTAACTAAGAAGTTTCCAGCGCAATCAGGACAAGGACGTATGAGATGGTTTACCGGTTTCGCGGTTCTTGTTAAAGGTGAGATCGGGTTTAAGAGATCTAAGTTTGAGAATTCTGTGACAGTCGAGGAGCACTACGCGCTAGCTAATTAAGCTAGCCGTACTCTCAGGATAAGCTATAATTATTGCGTTGTTAGAGATGATAAGAGAACGAGAAACAGTTGGATTGCTCAAAGAGAAGCAAATGATCTTTCCGGAATGGATGCAGAAAGCTGTCGAGGGATTAAAAGATAGTGATTTTGTAACAGTCATAAGACAGCACACACCATTCGGGTCGTTTGTGCTTGGTATTGAAAAATAAAGATGAAACTGACTTACGATAGTAACTTCGAGCGTCGTAGAGATCCGAGAGGACCTCTTGCAATGAAAAAAGGAGCACTTAAATTCAAAGAATGGGAGAAGCTTCCAAGTGATATTAAATTAACTAGAGGAGAGTGCAACCAGCTTTACAATATTCTTACCTGGAATCTATCTAATCCAGAGTTTAAAGTAATGCAGATTATTCGCAAATTAGAAAAACAAATATAATGCCTGTGACTTGTAAAACAGTATTAATACCCTATTGGAGCTCTCAGCTAGAGGAGTCTTGGAATGGTAAAAATTATATCAGCTCAGCTGAGCATGACTGGCAGTATGGTGTGCAGTGGAGAATTTGGTGGAAAATAACTGATGGTGTTAAGCACATCGCTGAAGCCCGAATCTGGGAATATGATCGTGCTCGGGACACGTTCGGTTGGATTAAAAAAGAAGTGTTTGCTTTTAAGAATGTTTTTAATAAAAACTTAGTACCGGGTGGACACATTCCTGCTATCTTAAAGGATACGTACTACGAACTTCATCTAGAAACCATTAAGAAGGCCGCTTGATATCTTCTCAGGATAAGCTATAATTATTGCGTTGTTAGAGATGAGTGCTTACATTACAAAAGATTGGACATCGACATACGATGAGAGACACGGCGGGGCATTTGACAGAGGTCGCGCAGACAGTTATTACGGTCGACGTCGAGACCCTCACTTCTATGTTAAGGACACGTATGATAGTCCAAGGGTAGAAGAAAAGGATATGACTGCAGAAGAGCTAAAAGCATATAACGCAGGTTACGAAGGAACTGAGTTTAATTCTAAATATAGCGCTTGAAATATTTTAAAGAAACAAATAAAATGAATTCGAATATATTAAATTTCATCAATACCCTATCAATAGAAGGTCACACTCTACAGATCACTAAAGAAAGAGATGAGACTAGAGCGCTTGCTAATGGAGGTATTGTTAGTATTAAAGTTTTGACCTTCGGTAAATTCGCAAAAGTAGTGAAAGAGATAGTATTTGCATTTGATAATGATACTGGTGAATTACAATACATGGATTAAATTATCCAAATGCGTAACAAAACAGAACACTTTAATAATTTAATTAGACTACTGAAAGACGTTATTCCAGTTTCAGAAGGCAGTAGTGTGCGAGGAGATAAAGCTCCAGATGGCTATCAAGTTGTTATTGAAGATAAAGTCGATCTTGACTCTACAACAGTCAAGATCCCGGAGGTTGAAGTTAGTTTTAACTTCTGTAACAAGACTGGTAAACTCCGTTACATAAACAATTGGCAGGAATAAATGGTAGTCAGTCGTTACAGTAATCACGATGGTAGATATCACGTAGGTGTAAAAATGAAATTAAGAGACAAAATATATCAGACAGGAAATACCTGTAGAGAGGGATCAGTTAAAAAGATTGAAAAGACATGGGGACAGGAATTGTGGATTGTAAACGATGAAGTAAATGATTACTGTGGTAAGATTTTAACTATCAATCCAGGTGAAGGTACTTCTTTACATTTTCATTCTCTTAAACATGAAACATTTCTAGTAACAGAAGGTACACTAGACATTATTATTGTTGACACTGAAACAGCGAAAAGCGAATTAATTCGACTTGAAGAATATGATTCATATATAATTGAAAGAAATGTACCTCACAGACTACAATCTGTTACTGGGTGTAAGCTTTTAGAAATAAGTACGTACCACAGAGATGAAGATAGTTATAGGGTTTTCAACGGCTATGAGGACTACCTACTCCTTACGAGAAATGTTTAGATTACTTACAATATTATTACTCAGCAGCGTCGCGCTTACTGCAGCACCAAAAATAGAAATAAAGCGCGTACATCAAAAAGTAGTTGAAGCTACAGGTCAACCATATGGGTCACCAGGTGGTATCTATTTTAAATATACTGGCTTAGAGCCTTTTATTATGTATGCACTTCAGTATTCTCATGATATGGAAACATGGACAGATTTATACAATTTTGGTACTGTTGGTGATAACACTACCTCACCATTATTTCACTGGTATGAGTTACCTCCTAGTAAGTGCTTCTTCCGAATAATTATGAAGTGGTAATCCTCTCTAGCTCAGCTATAATTAATGCGTTGTTAGGATAAAAATAATGAAACCAGCAAATCCATATTTTAGATCTCAGATGAACATGACATACTTTGAGAAGTTATTAGATGTTCTTCAGAATATAGAACCAAACACGACCAAGTTCCGATCAAAGGATGAATATAAGATTGCGTATGACAGAGATACAAACCTTGATGGAACGAAATCTAAGTACGTTTACATTGACGTACCTTGTGAGGATTTGTCGTTTGCCTTCTTAAAAAAGACAGGCAAGTTAGCATTCATAGTAAACTACAAACAGTAATGACTAGTCCATATTACGATACGTTAAGGACAATGAACATAGAAAAGCAGAGAAAAGAATTACTTAAGAAGTGGAAAGAGCTACCCGAGCCAAAACCTACGTGGGAATCTTTTAAGAGAAGAAGTCAATTTAAAAATGACACTACAAGAAGCAATTAGAATTGGAAGGGGAGTAGACATGACGACTATTGAAGAGTGTGTGGATACTATTCATACTTTCGCTCCTCAATTGTTTCCATACTCTAAGATAAATGAAGAGCTTACTGAGTTATATGAAGAGTACGACAATTATAAAAAACATCCTGAGACATGGATGGAAGCTCTATGTGGAATTAAATCATGAATAGTATATTAAAAATAAGTGGTTGTCTATTGCTGTTAATGCTATGTAGTTGTAAGTCAACTGACAGACAATATGACAATATAAATACGTCTTATCGCTATTACGTCATAGACACTAATAGTGATGTACCTGATGCTTATTTTAAAACATTTGAAGAAGCATCAACGTATGAAAAAGAGTTTGCTGAATATCATGATTATGTTATTGTAAAGATTGATAAAACATACAACGTATATAATATGGAGTTTTTAGAATGACTATCAAAGATGTAAGAGCTAAATTAAATGCAATCAATAAAACTATTGACGAGCACCTAGACTTCTTGCTAGAGGTAAGACGAGATGAACAGCTTTATAAAGAAGACATAAAGGAAATTGGTCAGATGGCTGATGATGTCTTATCTACTCTTGCAAAACATAGTGACCTTTTGCACGAACCAGCTGGAGATGAAAATGAATGGGCGTGTGAGAAGTGTGGTAAGAGCACATTTGAGACAGATTATGATTATCTAGTGCACCCTAAGCTACATTTGGAATGTGCATTAAATGATGAAATTAACGTAGACAAGAGTGACTGGGATGGATTTGCAGAAGAGCTACAAAATACAGACTCTGGACATCAGCCGAGTTAGCATAATTAATTGTATGGAGTACATACTCTTAATTGTAGCAGGATGGTTTTGTTGGATGAGTATAGTATTAGTTAATGAAAAAAAAGAACGACAGAGACGAAGACGACAATAAATTTATTCCTAAAGAAAAACCTATATTGAGTAATCAATTTATTCGGCGGGATCGGCAAATGGGTTATGTTGCTAACCCTAACAATCCTTTTGTTCCTCTAACGATAGAGGATGCACTAGCTCGACAAGAGAAGAAAGATAAATAGTTATGATGTACGCAGAATTCACTGAATTAATTACCGGGGGTATTCAACAAGGATCAGAGCGAAAGCTTGTTATTAACTTAGATAAAGTTATTGCTTTTAGAGCTGAGACTCGATCAGATGGAGCAGTTTTAGAAACTCGACGAGGTGATGTACACGTTAAGGAAACATACGATCAAGTAAAGAATTTGTTTAATAGTAGAAATGGAGTACCTCCTGTATTGTTACCGGCTGTACCTCCGCAAGACTCAGTAACATGAAACCACAAATAATAACACAAGATCATATTAGAGAGCTTATACCACCTGTTGGTACACTACCTAAAGGAAAATTAAGATATGTCTTGTTTTCTGATAGTAGCTATTCTATGTTCACTGAGACATTTTTAACTCGAGACGGTTTTACAGGTTTCAAGAAGTGGCTTAATTTTTGTGGTATAGAAGCGTCTGGTCAAAAGCTATATTGGAAGCGTAATTATGATTGTGATAATTTGGCTAATGCTTTTAAGACGTATATGAATTTGTTACATGCAAAGGCTAATCCTTTTTCGTTTACAGAGGGGTTTAAGACAGGTAAATCAAATGAGACTTCAGCTGAAGGTGTTGCTATAGGTGTTGTTTATTTTGAAATGAGAAATAAAAAATCAGCTAGTCATCATGCAATTAATGTAGCAGTGACAAATGGTCTCAGAGGAGACCCTACGCTTATCTACATAGAGCCTAATGGTGCTGGTAAAATTAAATTAACTAAAAGAGAAAGAGAGTCGATATGGTACGTAAACTTCTAAAAAAATTATTTAAATTTAAAGAAGAAGAAGATATTCAAGAAGAGCTCTTCCCTAAACCCGTTTATGTGTACGAAGACGGTGATGATGATTCTGATTGATGAATATTGCTATATGTATTAGTGGTGAACCTAGAATGTTCACCCATTTTCAAGAGAGTGCAAATGCATTTAAAAAGCAATGTGAAGATAATAATATTAACTTACATATTTTTTATCATTTATGGGATCATGTTACTAGGAGACAACGTAACTATAAATCTCAAGATCCTATAATAGAGAATGTAAAAGAAGAGGATGTTATATCGAACATACCTGTAACTGCAGGAGTGTTTGAGAGCAAAGACTCTTTAAATGACGATATTGATTATATTTGGAATCATATATGTAATCTACCTGGTCGTCCTGGGCGCAAATCGACATCTAAACACGCACGAGCTCCACGATACGATAAGAAAGAAATATTACAAAATCAAATTTGGTACACAAATACTCCTGGATATTCTCAAATGGCCAGCTTATGTAAAAGTAATCTTATAAGAATAGAGTATGAAAAAGCAAATAATATTCAATACGATTTAATTATAAGAACTAGAACAGATGTAGAATTTAAGTGTAACAGTATTCCTTACTTAGTAAAGCTTATAAACGATAGTAATCATTTTAGTAAAAAGATTTTCTTTCCTTTAATAGAAGTATGGAACACTAGATCTGAATTGCAGATAATTCCTGAGTTTTGTTTTTTTCTTAGTAATTCGACAGTATTAAATGAAAATATTTTTAATGATTATTGTAAGAAAATTACCTCTGATATGTTTTCTTATGATAGTGCCTCTAATGATCGATTGCGCATTCTCAATGATCACACTGTTTTTGTTAATTTAATTCTTAACAATATTAAAATTAAGTTACAGTCAAATCTCGAAGCAAAAGGATTTAAGTATAAAATTCATCAACTACCAGTTGAATATAATAACGAAAAGGTTGAAAAATATAGTAATTACTAATTTATGAATAACAAAATACCACTAGAAGACATATTAGCCACTATTGATAATTGGAAACTTGAAGCTAGTTCAAGTTATAATGATGGTTGGGTCGTTAACGGCTATAAAGAAAAGCTTGAATTACTTCGACAACACTTGGAAATCAAAGAAGAACCAAGGTTAATAACCTAGCCTAGCATAAATATTTATTAAGGAAAAGGTAATATGTCTACAATAACAGCAGGATCTCTTTTTAACAGGGAACAATTAGACAGAGAGATAGAAAGAATAAAATCAGATACTACGCTTAGCCTTACAGATCCGTCGGATTCGTTAAGTGAGCTAGAACAACTCCGTGATGATGCAATTAGCGTTCAACAAAAAGTAGAACAGGGGTTAGCAGCACCTATTGACGCTGATGATGCTGCACATCGCTTAGCTCTTCTTAAATTATCAGGAGATGTAATAGCAAATATTAACGCTGAGATTGGTGGTCAATCACCACCCCCGACGATGCCTCCAACTGCAGACCCTCAATGGAGGGGTACTGGTCAAGCAACCGCAGCACGAGTTAGAGATCAAGGGTATGGAGCAGATGCTGCAGTTCAACAGAACTCCGTACAAACAGACCCTTCTAATCTAACTGAAGCTTATAAAGTTATTAAGACTAAAGAAGACATAGCATCTGGTATGAACCATAATGCTGTTGAACCAGATATTGAAAATGATAAAGAATTAATTAAAGCTTATTACGAGTTAGTTAATTCAATGAATGATAGAATAGAAGATACTTATGAAGACCAAAAAGAGGTAGACATTCAAACTGGTGAAAATACTCCTCCTATTAAAATTAAAGTGTTAGGTTATTGTAAATCACCACAAGTAAAGGCTGCTAAAGCTCAAGAAGACGCAACTAGTATCAGTGGAGCCCTTCCCCCAACTGATAACATTCCAGGGTACGCTGAAAGTTATATGAAACACTCAACCGCTAATCCTAAGAGATTCGGATGATGGAGTCGTTTACAAAAAGTCTTGATAAAATCTATTATAATTTAGATGAACGGGAAGCAGTATATACTGAAGCTTTATATCGAGGAGCGGATCCTGAATTAGATAAGAGAGCGTCGAAGGTCGGTTTTTATGCTGGTCTAGCAGCAGCAGCTCTTTATCTCGGATACCCTGAGGTAACTAAAAGATCACCACAAGAGAATAAAGTTCATGCCGCACAAACATATAATGATGCTTTGTTCAGCGCTGAACTTGCTCGTAGAAAGAGTGTAGAAGGTATTCTTGGTAAGAAGGAAAGAGATGAACTCTTCGAAACAGCAAAAGAAATTGCTGCTATAATCTTTCAATTCCCTGAAGAACAAAGAGATGAAGTTTTTAACAGTGTCGGTGTGGTACCAACTAGCCATCGCCATGGCTGGGATATATCAAATAAAGACCATACTTCTGTTGAAGCATATCTTCAATCATCAATTATAAGAATTTATAATCATTATCTAATAACAAACTGGGCAAAAAACGAAAGTACTATGAATACATTTAAAACATTTGAAAAGGAAGTATCCAGCTGGATCACAGAGGCTGACAGTAAATTTGATCAAGATATATTTAATATATTATCTGACATGGAAGCTCAGCTTGAGACGGGTGAGTATTCTCAAGAAGAGACTGTTGATACTGTCAGTGACCGACTTCAGTCGGAATTAGGTAAAGAGATCTCTACTGAAGAAGGAGCTCGTATTGAACAAAAGGTTGAAGACTTTTATGGTATGCTAGGTCTCGAGGCTATCCCAGCTGATAGGCGATCAAGAGATTATTTGCTTCAACAGACACCTGCTCCAGCTGAACCATCTAAATCCTGGACCACAGGAACCAATGTAGCACCCAAAGTAGAAGGGCAACCATGGGTACATAGTGATGATGATTTTATAGAGTTTTTAAGGTGGTTAGTTAAGAAAGAAAATGACGAAGGTGATCTTCAATTCAGTGCACAAACTATTGTTGATGTAGTAGAAAGACCAGACAAGTATCAATCCGAGTACACAGATTTTTTAGATTGGAAGCAAAGAGTAGATAATGATCCGTACCTATAATGAACTTTAAAAATTATCATACACTTAGTGAAGCATTTGATAAACCGTACTCTTTCAAGACGGAAAGAAGAGACGGTGGTGGTCTTATAGCATATACATTTACAGTAGATGACGCTGATGATCCATATCCAATAGAAGTCGCCTTTGCTGCAGATACAATTCTTAGTAATTATATTAACAGAAGTTCCATAGATTACTATGATGTGTATGTTTCCGAATTTTATCCAGAAGCTCTTAAACCAAGTAATGTAACTGTTACAGAGCTTGCGTTTACTGATCTTGAAACAGGTCTCCTAACTAAGAATATGAGATCTGGTCACAAAGCAACTAGAACTATTGGAACTATTCTGTACATAGTAGCTCATTATCTTATAACTAGAGCTCCTCAGGTTCTTATGTTTACCGGTGCGAAGGAAGAAAATAGAGGTAGAATATATGATACCCTGATCCGGTATGTAATGAGCAGCGGTAAGTTTGCTAATTACTTTTATTTTAAAGAAGATTATAAGAATGATACTCGTTTTTGGGTATTTGATAGTGAACAAGTACCTTATATGGACGACGAACAGTTTCAAGAATTCATACAAATCCAATTGACCTCACCGGACGCTGGGTCTCAACAAGCACATGATGTTCATCAAGCACGATATGGTACTTAAATGTCAGATGAAAAAGACAACGAGGTTGACTATCATGAATTATACAGACACACTAAACGCAAACTTCTCAGACGGGATTATGTTCTACTTACCCTCGCCTCAATCTTCATAATTATTATATTTTTTATATACATGTCACGCATATGATCCAAGTAAACCTACGTAAAGATGAATCTATCGATAAAGCTCTTAAAAAGCTTAAAAAGAAATTAGATAGAGACAACATACTCAAAGAATGTCGAGATAGACGATATTTCGAAAAACCATCAGCAAAAAAAAGACGTAGATTAAAAGAAGCTAAGTTCAAAGCTATGTTAGACGCACGTGATTTTGACTAAATAATTATGTGAAATCATTTGTCGATTTTATTAACGAGGCAGGAAAGTTTCCTACGGTTACATTAACTCAACCTCATTCGCATACTCGTCCAAGAGCAGGAAAGCGGTTCCGTAAGGTAAACAAAGACCCCAAAAGACTCAATCAACAACGAGATCTAAGAGATCAAGGCTATCGCTGGGATGATGAAAAGAAAAAATGGGTTAAAGGCACTGCTCCTGTCAGTGCATCAACCGTGGAGTCTAAACAAGCCAAGTACATTGAAGAAGCCAAAAGAGGTCGTGAGAGTTATGAGACACGTAATCCAGATTTTGTTAATGCTTTATTAGATATTTTTTCTGCCCTCCAAGATCGAAACCTAGAAAAAGGAATGAC